TACACACCACAAGGGTTCACCATAAACTTCAGCTAATTTTCTTGAAGCTCTTTCAGTCTCTATTTTTATTTTTGAGAAGATCTCTCTGGTCTTGAACTGGGCTTGCAACCCTTCGAAGGCGATCCCGTTCTTCTGTAGTAAGCTGTGCCAACCCAACACTCCTAAACCTAGAGCCCGTCCCTTGGCAGCTGACCTCACAGAATTTTCGAACCCCCGGAGACCCTTCGCTCTCTGAATGAATTCTTCCAGGACACCGTCCAGGAACCAAGTCGCATCGTACACCAAATTTGTATCCTTCCATTCGTCGTATTTTTCTAAGTTAAGTGATGATAAACAACAAACAAAACTGTGAGACTCATCTGTATGTAGAGTTATCTCTGAGCATATGTTTGTCATATGTACTTTTAATCCATTCGCTTTGTAAGCCTCTGGGTTAGCTTTGTTCGTGTTGCCTTTAAAAAGGATATATGGTTCGCCAGTGGCTTTGCGCTTTTGGATAAGCTTGCTCCATTTTTGTCGTGCTTCTTGATCTCCCGTCTCAAGTTTTCGCATAAACTTATCGCCAATGACAGCACACTGATGTAAGTTAAGAGATTGCCTGTTGACGTCTCCTTTAGGTTCCCTAATTTCAAGCCAATCGAGGAAGTCAGGGTGTTCAATATTGATATTAACTGATGCAGCTCCTCTTCTAACGGCACCTTGGTTGGTCGCGAGTATAGTTGAGTCGTAGATTTTGCAAAAAGGGACAACTCCGTCTGAAGTTCCATTACCTGTAATTCTGGCACCTGCGGGTCTAATCATATTAATGCCTACCCCTACACCGCCGCCATGTTTAGCTAGGAGCATCATTTCTAAATTCTTTGTTCCAATGTCCGCTATTGAATCAGCGACATCAATACCAAAACAGCTAATAGGTAAACCACGATCTGTGCCAGTATTAGAAAGCACAGGGCTAGCCAAACACAGCCACCCTTTCCATATATAGTCGAAGAATACATCAGCTAATTCCGGTTTGTAAAGTCTTCTTGCAACAGCGCTAGATACTCGCTGGTATGCTTCTCTTGGCGTCTCTGCTTGAAGCAAGTAGGATCCACCAATTGTTTTTTTATAAACTTCTGTGTCTCCCCACTCTGGGTAGTCAACACCTTTTTTCCACTCATTATTCCACATTATGTGTTAGTTATTAAATATATTAAGTAACCTATGGTTACGTTTAGGTTAACCATTACTAAGTTCCATTGTTTTGCAACAAACACTTGAGGTGTTGAAACAATTCCGCCAATTATGTAAGTAATAGCTCCAATATTGCCATAAGGTAAAAGATATGGAGAGATCATAATGAATGCTGTCCCCATATATCCTAACCTATTTGCAATACGCTCTTTAGCACTAAGTCTTCTGTCTTGCACTAATAATCTTAAAAAGCTTTTCTTCCATCTAAATTCACACTTTGAACAAGTTTTCTTGCCATCATGCTTAAACTTAGAATTGCTTTTCTTTTTCTTACAAATATTACACTGTCTCATTACCACATATCTTCAAAATCTTCTCCTTCATTCGCTTTGGAATAATCAGTAGGGCGAACAGCAAAGAAATCAGTGTGAGTAACGCCACCAGTGAGATGGTAGAACCAGTCAAGGTTGTCTGCTCCCGATTCGTCAAATGCAAAGTATTGCCCGAGGTCGAGGTAACCGAGTTCTGATAGTTTTTCATTTAATCTTTTTCTAATAAACTGTTTTAAGTCGTAAGCTTTGATACCTTCAATATCACCCATCTCAAACATCTTGTCTATATACTTTTCTTCAGACGTGAGCATCGTTTTAGCAGCTTCTAAGACGTCTTCTCTACACGCCTCTAGTAATGTGTCATCTTCATCACACATATGCCTAAAAAGCTGACATCCCATTTTAGAATGCAAAGACTCATCTCTAACTGACCACTTCATCTGCTGGCCAATACCCTTAAGTAAATTTCGTAACTGAAAAGAATACAGTACAGCAAAAGCACTATATAGCGATACACCTTCAGCGAAAGCGGAGAAAATGGCCAAGGAGCGACCAATAGACCTGGGGTTATTATCAGCAGTAGCCACAAGATTATCAAATCTCTCAGATGTCGCAGGTTCGTGTAAAAACGCTTCATAATCTTCTAAGCCTAGTGTTTCGTTTAAATAACTATAAGCTACAGCGTGAATTGTTTCTTGCGAGCCAAACATCATAGCCATCTGTTGTATCTCGTGCTTTGGAAACCAACCAACAACTTTTTGCGTCCAGTAGTCCGAAACAGCACATTCTGTTTGAGCAAAACCTAAAAGTATATTACCTACTAAATGCTTTTCTTTTACCGTTAGCTTTTCATTCCAATCCTTAAGGTCACCTGACATAGGTATTTCGGTATGTAACCAGAACGCTTGAGCTTGTTTAAGCCATCCCTCAGTATAGTACTCTGGATATTCAAACGGTTTATATGCAATTCTTTCATCAAATAATCCCATTTATAAATCTAATTTAGTTTCTTCTTCTTGTTTCTGGTTTTCTTCTGCTTTAGCTTTAAGCTTTGCTACTGTTTCTTCATATTCTGGTAGCATTTGTATAAAAGCAAACAATCCTGCTAATCGTTCGTCGATCATTCGCATTTCTTGAATTATTTGTTCTGTAACAGCTTTTATCGTTCCGACTTTAGCTGCTAATTCTTGTCTTGTAGGTGTGCTCATCCTGTTATTGTTTTGCTTAATATTAAAGGGCTTTCATCAATACCTGATTTTACTTCATAATGAGTTCCAAATTCATTAATAATTAGTTTTTTATCCCCATATAATTTTTTATAGTTCTTTCTTACGTAGTCTTCTACTTCATTCATTTTCATAAACAGTTAAACACAGTTCTACAAACGGTATGTATAGCACATACTCTCTAAAATCTTGCTCTATATAAGTTCTAATCCCGAATAATATCCCCGGATACGTTCCTATTTCTAGTTGCCATGGCTTCATTGTTTTGTTCGTTTAAATAGTATTGTAGCATTTTCATGTGGAAGTTAATCCTTTCTTCGTAATGCTTATCCAAAGTAAAATCCGTTTCTTGTTCCGATTTCATCAAGTTCTTTTGAGTTAAGTCTACTGTTTTCTTTAATGTATCTTTTAACATCTTTATCTAGTTTACGACGCTTATAATGTAATGCAGCTATTTTTTTCTTTTTTCTTTGATTATCTGTATCATCATATCCACGTCCTTCTGATTTTGCGGCTTGTAGCACGTCCTTCCATCCTTGTTTTTGTTCAGCCATAGTTTAAATAATTTCCATCTTAAAGGGAAAGACTCATTAGCCCTTCCTTTGCATTCTATTATGTAATCTTGTCCAGTAAAATCAGGTGTATACTTAATTCCCAAGATTTTCTTTTGCCCTCTGTTAGTAAAATCACCTTTCCCATTGGCTTGTTTCTCGTAAGCTTCATTGTCAAAACTAAATCCTTCGACCAACTGGAAAACTTCACCTTCATATTCTTCAAATAGTTTTTCTTTCTTAAGGGCTATATATGTATACTTTTCTAAACCTGATGCAAAATTAATACCATCAAAAGTTGTTTTCTTTGCGACTACCGGACCTTTCTTCCTGCTTCGTCTTTTCATATTAAGTAACCGTTGTATAAGTTATTTGTATATCACCAGATCCTTTAGTTATAGTTTGTGTACCTAATGAATCAGGCGGACCTGGATCACTATAAGTACTAACAGGAGAATCTTCTTCAAGATAATCTTTCATAATCTTATCAATTAAGACGTCTGTGGTTTCGCTTTTTAGCTTTTCAATATAATTACAAGCATCAAGTAACTCTTCTTGTATATGATTAAGCCATTTGTGCAGTGAAGGTTCATCATCGTGCAAAGTTACGCCGTACTTTTTATAGCCTACATTACTACGCTCATCTAATTTTTTAATTACTTGCTTTACTATTTGATCTTGTGTAGTTATTTTCATTAGTTATCTTTTACAAATGTTCCGTTAATCATTTTGCCTGTACGCTTTGAAATTTCGCCATACGCGGACTCAATACATTCTTCTATAGTAAAACCCTTTAAATAAGCTAAGTTGGTTAAAACAACCACCATATCGCCTATAGCGTCTTTTATTTCAGGCTTGTCTTCCTTTAACAAAGCTTGAGCTAATTCACCTGCTTCTTCGAGTAATTTTATGTATTGCGTTTTACCATCGCCTTGAGCATACAAACCTCTGGTTTTAGCCCAATAGCGTATGTTATCAAATATATCTAGTTTTACAGATCCCCTGGTTGATTTTTGGAACTCTTCCGATTCCGCCATTGCTTTATTGTATATATAACAGGTACCAGGACCAAACTGGCTAGCATGAACATTAGATATAACCCACTCAATTTTAGCCTCATCATCCAAGGCATACGTTCCGAATCCATTCTTTATTTTTATATTTTTTAAAAACTTTGCATTAATATCTTTTTTAGATATTTTAAATGTTGTTGTAGCCTCTGAAGAAGAACACTTGCTCATTTTATTAGATTTTTTAAATAAATTTTTATATAATTGACGATCTACTTTATAACCTAGATCTTGCTGCAATGTTTTTTCCGCAGCCGAGGCTAACGAAATATCATCAGTTTGAAATAATATTTCATACTCGCCATCCTTATAACCTTGAGTTTCGACTACACGTTTCTGTATATCAGTAGTGCAACCAATTTTAACACCTGGTATATGGTATATTTTATATTTAGCCATAACTTTTTGTTTCTTTTAGTTTTTTAATTATTTCTTTACTTGCCGGGTTTAGATATTTGCTCATGTAATTAGTCTTTTTAAACCAATACTCAAACTCCGACGTTGAGTTCTGCTCTGATTGCGGGGTGTGGGTCATATCCTGCTATGTTTATCATGTTATGTGTAGGCATTCTTAAAAATCCTCCAGCTCCCTCGACAATATCCAATCCCCAATCGACGCTAACATTAGGAAGTTTCCGAAAATCACGGGACAACTGTTCTTTAGCTTGATCGATATGATTGTTGTACAGATGGCAATCGCCAAGAGACGCAATAAGCTGCCCAGGTACATAACCAGTACCTTTTGCGAGCATAAGTAAAAGTAAACCATACATTGCAAAATCATAAGGCAAACCAAGAAATACATCGGCTGATCGCTGATTCCACATAAGATCCATTTTTCCATCATTTATGTATATTTGAAAACCATAATGGCATGGAGGTAAAGCCATATCCCCAATATCAGCTGGGTTCCAAGCACTAACCATGAGTCTTCTTGAGGTTGGGTTGGTTTTGATTTCTCTAACCAATTTTGTAATTTGATCAACGCCATTGAAATTACGCCACTGAACACCGTAAACAGGACCAAGAGTCCCATCTGTTCTACCGGACCTTTCATAATCCGCATCCCAATAATTAAGGCCATTGTCATTAAGATACTTAATATCTGAACGTCCTTGAAGAATCCATAAAATTTCTGTAACTGCATGTTTAAAAAATATTTTTTTAGTTGTTAGCAGAGGAAATCCTGTTGACATATCATGGCGTAATATTCTTCCAAACACAGATCTCGTGCCAGTGCCTGTTCTATCCGCCTTAGGTTTTCCTCCGTGGACGAGTGATGATAGTAATCCTCTATATTGTTCTTGTACATCGTTCATTTTTTATCATAGTAATATTTACAGTATTTATAAAACACCTCCCATACAGAATAACGATCGCATATTTCTGGTGATTTATGAACTACTTTGTGATTATTTGGTGAGCTTATTCCTATATGCCATTCACCTGTTTTGTTTAATATACCTACAGGTGATATTATAACTCCTGATCTAACACAGTGCATATACCAATCTCTTTCTTTATCGCTAGGTATATAAGCGGGAAGCTGTTTTTTAGCCTCTTCTTTTTGTCGCTTAGTTGTTACTCCCATGGCAATGGTCCTGATATTGCGTTTTCTATAGGCATATAATCACCCGACGCATGATTCCACTTAAAATGAGCTTCTGCTTGGTTTTCACCTAAGTTTTGAAACTTTACTTTAAGCACTTTAGCTTTAACAGTATTGTTAGAATAATCTCTATGAATAAGCAAACCGTGATAACTTGCGTCATACCATTCGCCTCCACCTTTAATGTTATACATTGTAGGCTCATCCATTGTGCCGTCATCTTTCTTATACATCTTAGTTGGATGCGCTACGATAATAACTAAAACATCATATTTTTTAGCAAATGTTTCAATGCGTGCTAAATACTCCATAGTAGCATCTGTTATAGACATATCTCCTGAGCCTTTCATTTTAACTTTGTTAAAAGGGTCTATAACTAAACATTTAATTCCTTTGCGCTTAACAAGCTCAGCACCTTTTTTAAGCACTGAATCAAGATCATAGCGCTCAGACTCTATAAAATAAAAATTATCATTAACAACATTAAAACATTCATTCCATTTTTTACCACCCAAATCTTCTGTTTTAGGCATCCACCCGCCAACCTTTCTAATAAGCTTGTGGGCATGCAAAAATGTTGGTTTGTTTTCTGGAGATGCAAAAGCTGTTTTCCAACCGTACTTTAAGTTGTAGCCCACAGCCATTCTATCAACAAAATCAGACTTACCGCTGCTAGGTACACCTGTAACGGTAATAAACTGCCCTGTGTAAGTACTAAAGATAGAATCAAAGTTATCAAGACCGATTTGAAAACCAGGCTTAAAACCTTCGTGAATAAATTCTTCAAGTTCATCATTTATATCATTTACAGTTACAACATTCTCTAACGGTACTGGCTTTGCAGCATGTATAGCATCAATAAGTTTATTCCTACCATCAGCAACAAGCAAATCGTTCGCATCTTTATGTTTCCCCAGATCAGCCATCCAGCATACTTCCGCGCCAAACCTTCTGATAAGCTCTTGCTTAAGATTTTCTCCAGCTTCGTCTGAGTCTGTAGCCAAAACAATTTTAGTTTTGTCTTCAAAGTACTCAATGCAATTATCAAGATAATCAAGGTTAAGGCGATTAAGCGTAGCTCCGTTTGGTACAGAAACGACATTAGGTATGCCAACTTCATAAAGGCTAAGAGCATCCATTTCACCTTCCACAATAACACACCAGTCGTGGCCAACAATATTATTAAGGTTATAGAATACTTTCTCTGCTCCTTTAACAAGTTTAAAGTTTTTTCTACCATCTCTGAATTTTGTGTTAATTAATTGATCATTGATAAAGTAATTAAACTGTATGGTATTTACATTACTACTAGTTTGCGGCATCCACTCTTGACCCTCACTAACTTTTAAAGCAGTGAGAGTCTTTTGTGAAATGCCACGACCTTCAAACCATTTGATAGCTCCGTCACTTAATGTAGTATTGTTTTTCCATTCAGGAAGAACGTACTCTTTGTTGCTACCTCCTTTGCGTTGGAAGGTGTGTAGTTGAAATACTTCATCACAGTTCATACAAGTACCGAGACCACGTTCCCAATCATACATAGCGCATTTGGCTTTGCGATTTTCAGGTTTTCTATCAGCAGAGCAAAGAGGGCATATACCCTCTTTTTTACCGCTTTCAAGATCGTATTGATTAAATATATCAATAACATATCCATTGATCTCTGTTGTGTTCATACTAGTCTTCTAAAGTGTTACCGTCTCCGCTGTCGGAGATCCAATCATCATAGTCTCTCATATTAAAATGGTAAATCTGGTTCTTGTGCAGATTGTTGCGGAGCATAACCTTGTTGAGATTGCCCGCCACCATCACCATCGCGTGGTGCTGCTGACACATTAGAACCGTTACTCCAAACTACTTTTACATTGCCTAAATAAGACTTTGGTAATTTTGCATCTCGCTCTTCTTTAGTTTGTTCAGTTTGAATGTAACCAGAATCTCCGTACTGACCGAGTTCATCGTTAAGTACAATAGTAATAGGATAATACTTTCCTTTCTTACCTTCGTAGATTTTAGCTTTTTCAATCTTAGTTAAGTCGATGTTTGCTGAAATAATACTTGCCATAATTTAATAAGTGGTTAATTGATTAAACATTCTGCGTAATTGCTCTTTGTTAGCTCCTGTAGATCTACGCAAATTGTCTACTGCTTTTGTGTGAGATTGATTTGTGTAAAAGTTTTTCTCACTTGTTGTTACTCCTGTAACGTCGCACGTTCTTTTTCGTGTTCTTGCCATAATATAAAATTTAAAGGGTTTTCGAAATATAATGTTGGCTAAAATCGCCATCGCCATTAACAAAGTATTCTTCATAAACTTGTACTGCATTTGAAACTTTATTCATTCCGGATTGAATAAATCGATCGCTGCAATCAAACAAACCTAATTGATGAGTCTTTTTGTCAACAACTATAAATACTAAATCATATCCAAACATTTGTGAATATATATACGCTTGACTGTCGTAGTTAAACCTATATGCTGAATTAGTAAACTTTGAAATATCACCTGTAGTTTTTAAATCTATAACCAGTTGGTGAGTATGGTTAACGATATCAGCTTTACCTTTCCACGTCATGCCCTCGAGCTCTACTAAACCAGGTACCTCGTATTCAACATTGCCTTCTTGTATTAAGTCTCTGAATAATTCATTACCTAACATAGCCTCACGCATTAATTCAATTTCATCTGCTTCTTTTTCCAGAAGGCAAATATCACTGCCGCTTACTTCTTTGTAAACTTTAGTGTTCCGTGTAGATGCTTTAACAATTTTGTACTTTTCAAGCTTGTGAGGCTCGAGGATGCATGTGTGAAAATATCCCCCAATAACCATTGCTGTGGTTGGTGGAGACTGCTTCTTGAAATCAAGAGGATTATTTAGCAACGCCATAATATCACTATTACTTAAATAGGTTTTACCAAAATCTCCGTAGTAGTGCTCATCATCACGTAGCTTTTCTAATATCTCTTGTTTATCCATTCTTTAGTTTATTTAAAATATCATTACTAATTAAATATGTTTGTTGTAATGTTTCAATCTTCCCGCCGTTAGCTAAAAACTTTTTAGCTTTATCAATGTTAGCTTCTGTAATTTCAGGCTTAACCTTTGCGTTAGCATTGTTAGCACCAGGTATTGTTCTATTGATAGTACCTTTGCCATGATTATTAGTAGCGTCAGCGTCAGCTGTATCATCAATAAGCAATAGATTACCTAACGCATACTTTTTACCATAAGATGATGCTGAACCAAACTTTTGTGGCATTTGCATACCTTTTTGGTTTAAATCAACACCTACGATTGCGGCAGCTTGTATAGCATCTTTACCATCGGATATAGTTGCAACGCTTTCAATGATTGGAAACTGTTCTGAAAGAATAACGCGTTCATTAATGGTAACATAAACACCTAGCTCTGTCAAGAAGGGTTTAATAGCTTCAAGAATATCTTCGGCAGATCTAAAATAATAGTTACCAAAGTTATTCTTACGACTTTTTTTAGCTTTAAAATCGTGCTGAATTTTACTTAGCTTTTCATTTATATTCATACTTTATTTAATTTGTGCCAATCCTTATTGGCGAGTTTAATTGTTCGTGTACCATAAGACTTTGTTTTAGCGTTATAGTACGTGTTGTGATAATCTTGTTCTACCTTTTGGTTTAAGATTTCAATGTCCGAAGGACTATCATTTTCAATAGCATAATAACTTAATGCTTCAGTGATGTTTGTTGCATCACCTCTGTCAATAATGTCATCTTCGATGTCATATAATTTTGTATTCATAACTTTATTATATATAATATATATTACATAAATTTAGTGAAAAGTATACTAATTTTGCAAGTATTTTTCAATTATTTCTTTAATGTGCGGTTGTTGCATCTTTTTCAAAGCGTTTGCTTTAATTTTCTTAACCCATATGTCTGATCGGTGAAATCTTGCAGCTATTGCATTCACTGATGCTTTGTTGTCATATGGTTCATCGATACCAAAAAAAGCGCACAAAACTTGTTTTTCAATTAAACTAAGATGTTCGTTCATTACTTCATTAAGTAAATCATTTAACTTCTCTTGTTCATAGCCATAAGGCTCGTCTGCAACGTCTAAGTAATAGTTACTAAAGAACGAAGCGAATGTTTTGGTTAAGAATATATCAGTTTGATATGCTTCATCGTATTTACCGCCGTGAGCGTTTCCGTGTGGTTTCATAGTGTAATATGATTCTGGTATTCTGATAGTTTCTCTATCGCGAGCTATAGCTCTTCTAATTCCATTTTTTATATTTAGTTTTAAATAGTTCGTTATAATGCCAGGCCGATCTTCTTCGTCTGCATTATTGATAAGTTCCCAATCAAGCTTGTTCCATGCTCTGTAAAAAGAACAATAGCCTTCTTGCATTAAATCTGTTAAATCTAAAACACCTATCCTAGGATAAGAACGCTCGAATATATTGGCCATAGATTTTGGCCATTCTATATACGGTGCTCTTTCCTCATCTATCCTGTTAATTATAGACAGTTGGTTTAAGTGCGATTTGTATGTTGCATGGCTGTACCATTTCATGTTCTTAATAATTTTAGTCTTCTGCTGTATTTTCTGATTAACTCAGCTTTGTGTTTAAGTGATTTAACGGGTATACGGCCTCGTATGGAGCCTTGTAACACATCATCTATTATTTCGCTACGTAATACTCGTATTGATTTAAATAAGTGTTCAGCGTGATCCTTTTTGCGGGCGTTTCTTCTTAATAGATTTGCGAGCTTCTTTAAGTTTTTCAGTAATTCCTGCATAATTTGTTGTTGTTAAATGTCTATAATGTTTAATGCTCATATTTTTTATCTTAATGGTCTGGTGAAATATCTTTTAAAGTATCTTTTTGTGTATAGCATAGCTTATGATAATGATATTAAAAGCCTAATGCCTTGGTTAACAGTACCTTTGAAAGTAACTGGTGTTTCATATTTATCTTTATATTTTATTTCTATATCTTTATTCATAATGTTTATCTAATAATATGTTAGCAATTTCAATACTGATTTCATTTTTGTTATATAATTCCCATATAAGTTTACTCATAATTACGAAATGCTTTAGCTCGAGGAAAACGATAAGCGCCAGCTGGTGTACGCTCGAAGTACTCGAATGTTAATTGTTTATTAATAAAATAACCACGTGCAGCCCAAATATCTTTGCGCTCTTGTATGGTTAGTGTAGGCCAAGGTACTTCAACTACTCGATTGTCTGAATCAACACCGAGGAATTTACCAAGACCGCTTTTGAACTTTCCTTTACCTTCGACGAAGCCAGTAATCGTAATCTCAGTGTCTGACCAGTCTTTAACTTTTTGCAAGTTGTTTGATCGTCGTTGGTCGTATGCGCCGTTTGTTCGCAAGATAGATCCTTCATAGCCGTTGTTTTTATTTATTGTGTGAAATGATTGTACTTCTTTATCGGAGAATACTACTTTAGTGTTTACTTCTTGAATAGAACGCCAGCCGTATTTAGATTTAAATGCTGAAATATTTAACGTTCTGTTTATAAAATCGCTAAGATGTGATTTATTATCAAACATATCGTAAACATGGTACTGAAGATAAGTAGATGATTCAAACTTATCTGCTTGAGTTGGTTTTTGTTTACGGACCAACGAGATAATTTTATTAAAGTTATCCCGAAACTTATGATTGTAAAGCTCGCCGTCAAGAATAATATTTGGATTATCGTTGAAAAAGGTTGTAAGCTCAGTGGTAATATGTTTAACATTTTTAAATTCTTTGTGGTTACGTGAAAACATTTTTACTTCACCGTCAATAAGTTGTGTATAGCAACGAACGCCGTCGAGTTTAGGCTGTACAAAATGTACGTTAGGCCACGCAATTTCAGATGAGATTGGTTTAGCTAGCATTACTTTAAAGTCTGTCATATTCTTGTTTGTATTTTTCATATAGTTCTTTTAATTCTGCAAATAGTTCGTATTTTTCTTCTTCAAGGAGCTTTGCACCTTGCAATTCAAAAGCATCTAATTTAATTTTTAATACTTCTTTAGGTGTTAATTGTCTTGAATTACCGAAGTTATCCATAATAAATGATATTTCAGTATCGTTATTTTGCTCGATGTCTACTGCGGTTTGTTGTATTAATATTTTTTCTGCATTTATATACGCTGAAGTCATTTTCATTATGTTCCACCGTGCATTTATTTTATCAAATGTTATTTTGTTTACTTTCATTATCACGATTAATTGTTTCTTGTAACGTATTTATATTAGTTATATCAGGGTTTTCATCAAATTCAATTATAGCGTCTTTAGGATAATATTTTAATATATTTTCTATTGTGTTATCTAGTTGTTTATCAATAACTTGCGTGTTAATTAAATACTCATACCATTTACCCTTGTATAGAACTTTTAGTTTACCCATTGCATTCGTAGTTAGAAAATTCGTTAAACATTTTTTTAATTTCTTCAGTTATATTATCACTTATGTATTTCATTTGTAGCGTATTTTATTCTTTCATGTTTAATTTAAAGTATTCTCTTACTTCATTCATTCGGGACAATCCCATATCAAATGCGTTGTATACATAATTAACTTTAGCATCAATTGTTTTTAATGCTTTGATGTTGTTTACTCTGTCTAGTTGTGCGATTTCTAATTCTGTCATATTATTTTGCGTTTAAGTCGGCTAACGATTGTAGTAATTCAACATTAGTCATTCCTGATTTGATATATTTTTCTTCTTCGATCATTCTTTGTGTTTCTACTATTTTAATACAGTCTATTATATAGCGCCATGTGTCAATCTCTTTGCGTTTGAAAGCTTGTTGCCCTTCAATCATTTCTGTAGTGTAGCCCATGTAAGGTACTTCGTTTTCAAGCACAGTCATTTCAAGCTCAATAAAACTTATTTTAGATTCAGCTTTGTGTATAGCACGTTCGTGTATTTGTTTATCATTCATATTATAATCTTTTGTAAATGTTTTCAATTATTGTTTTGATTGCCAAACTTTTAACTAACTCATAGTCGTCATTTAGAAAATGGTCATATTCGTCTCCACTTAGTTGCCATTCAATTATGTGGTTTAGTTCTTCAAAAACAAAGTCGGTTGTTTTATCTGCAATTTGTTTTGCTGTTTTACTTATACTTGTATTAAGTTCCATAGTTATTTATTTTATATTCAATTATATTATCACGTTAACAATTAGTTTGTAACGTATTATTCATTAGTAAATTGGTTAAATTCATCTTCGTCCATGTTGTCTTGCAACCAGTCGAGCATATAAAACTCGTCAAAATAATCTTCAAGATCATAAACTTGAACAGCTATTGTTTCGTTATTAAATCTGTATTCGTCTATAGTTGCCATTATCGCGTCAAATTCTGGTTGATAGTAATATACTTCATTTTCCCAGTTTAAGTTGCGTAAGTCGCCTGAAATATAGTGTAGATCATAGCCATCAGCAGTTAGTAGTGTACCTATTCCTAAATCGCCGCCGGACTCTACAAAATAAATTTTTGATACTTCTTGAAATTTTTCTAGTGTTGTCATATTATCCTAATTTTAATATTGTTTCGTTAAATGTTTCTTCGTTTATTTTACCTGATAAGAACAAATCAATTAAGTTTTGAGTCAAGCATAGTTTATTTTCTATTGTCATATTATTGTATTGTTTTATTAAATTTAGTGGACGAGGCGGGAGTTGCACCCGCGTTTCCGATAGAGTTGCTATTCGTGCATCGTTGTCGGTCAATCTACTTCTCGCCCGTTTTGTTTTTAGTATATATGCTTAATTTTGTGTTTTAATTATCAGTATATATGTTTAATTTTTAATTTTGTTATTATTCTTTTCCTTCGTTTAGTACTTCTTCTAGTTGTGACCACACAACAGTGTCGTCGTTTTCGGTTAGATAATCATATAAGCAAGCGTAAGCTGCTTGTTCTAAACTATTAGGGCGATCAAATAAATCGTGTTCGTTGTAATGGTAGTCGCTATTTCCTTCGAGTATAGCATCACAATCTGCATAATAGATAACTGCATTGTCAATGTAAGCATGCATGTACTCGTAAAAATCATCGTGGTCGTTTATTTCTGCGTTGTGGAAAGCATTCCATACTTCGTCGTTGAATTCTTGTTGTAGTTCGTTTAGTTTGTTATTTGATTGCATGTTATTTATTTTTATATTCAATTATATTATCACTTGTTTATTTAGTTTGTAACGTATTTTTACCAATCTTTTAGTGTGCATTCCATACACAAAGGCAATTCGTGTACAGCAAAAGTAAAATACTTTTCTTCTTCTTCGCCTAAAAGCTCGTTGCACATACTGCAGTGTTCTATTGTGTTCATTATATTACTTTTATGTATTGATTTTCTTGATTCCATTTCTTACTTGTCATATAACCAGTAACATGATAAGTATTATCTTCTAATAGCTGCATCATTTGTTTATATTCTTTTGTTGCTTCAGGTCGTTTACATTCTTTAATGTGGTGCAAAGTTCTTATTCCATCGTGAGATTGTCCGTAAAATATCCATGTGTTTTTCATATTAGTACATATTTTGTTGCCATTGTGGAATACCTGAGTTGTATCGTTCATAGTATTCTTGTTCTATTATTTGTATTCTTTCTTTAGTTAACTTTGCTATAGTTACTCTATTTGTTTTCTTTTTCTTTATAGTCCCCATTTGCCTTCGTCGCTTGTTAAGTAGTCACCTAGTTTTTTATCTTGTTCGATGAATGATTCAAAGTTATATTCGTGGTTTGTAATGTATTCAGCAACTTCTTTGTAGTCGCCAGACAATGTTACGTATGTTGAGCTATGTGGTCTGTGCAAGATTAGTGTAACTCGTGGATCGGTTTGGTTGTGGTTGTAAGGATCTTTTAGACCTCTGTATAGTGACCAGCAATCGATACCGTTTTTATTGTTATGGTATGCAGGAAACTTATTGCTCATTAAATCTTTTACTATTACTTCGTTCATTGTGTTTCTTTTTATTTGCATATCATTATTGTTTATTATATTATCACTTTTGTTTTTGTTTTGCAACGTATTTTTTTAATTCTTTTATACTTTCGGTTAAGCTTATTGTGTTTAAGTTATACCCTTTTTTTATTAAGTGTAGTTCAAACTTTTGGTTGTATATATTTGCCATTATAAAATATCTTGTTTAATTCTTGGTAAATTTGTATGGTTCCATAAGTTACCTTTAGAGTGACTTCTTCTTGTAGTTGAGGTCTTACGCTTAATTTGTTTCATAGACTCATTAAACTCGTTCTGTGTGAATCCTTGGATAGTGTTGAAGCCATCTTCTTTCATCCACTTTAAAGCGTTAGCTTTTTTCTTAGCTTCCATGTATTCTTTTAATTCTTTCATATTGTATATTTTTATTTGTGTGCTTCATTAGTTAATATTGTTTTAAGAGAGGCAACTAATTTTATAAAACTCTCATTTATATTATCACATTTCTATTTAGTTTGTGACGTATTTATTTTAACATTCTTCTACTTTCAAAATGTTTTCAGTTCCAAAATGCTTTATTACATTTTCAATTGTTTCACTTTTCATATACTTAATCCAATTAGTTGGTATTCCGTTTTTATTCCAAGTTTGTACTTTTGTTACTTTAAACATTTTCATATTTCTTTATTTTAATTACACTTATATTATCACTTTTACTTTTACTTTGTAACGTATTTTATAATAGTTTACTTAATTCTTTTTCACAAATCTTTATCTCTTCATTTATTTTATTAGATAAATCTTCTTTGTTTTCATTCATAGATTTTATAAATCTATTTTCCATTTCTCTTTTTCTTTGTGTGTAAAAAGTTATTTTGTTTTCTTTAGTAAATGTTTTTGGAAATCTCATATTATTATTATTTTTTAATTACACTTATATTATCACTTTTATAGTTAGTTTGTAACGTATTTTTAAAGATTATTATTTAAATAAATTCTTTCATTTTCATTTAAGTTATAATAACTTTTTAACTTATAGCTCAATCTCACTTTGTTCATGTTCGAACCTTTGTAGCTCTCTAGTATTTTGTTTAAATTTTTCATAATGTTTATATTTTAATTACACTTATATTATCACAATACAATAAGGTTTGTAACGTATTTTATTACAAAATTATACCTTTTTACAATTTTATGTAATATATATTATATAAGTAATAAACTTAAGTTATTTTAAATATAATGTGATAAAACATATTATATAACAATAATAATGCAAACAGTAATAAAGCAATTGAATACAGTGCGAATAAACATAGAATTATTCACTAATATAATAGTATTCAATACATATGTTTGCATATTATTCAATAAATAGCTACAATGATTGAGTATGTAACAATGCGTGTAACTAACTGATAAAAAATTAGTAGCAACAATAACGCAATTATACATGTATATATACACAAACACTGCAAATAATGCAATACATAGCCGCATACGTTGTCAATATGGACTTTATATTTAGGTTTTATTGCTAAATGTGTAGCGTAACACAATCATTCTTTATTTGTACTAATTAAAAACGATACCCGCATACTTATATATGCGCTTATGATATTTCGCTACCTTAATGGACACGTTGTGTTAGGGCTGCTTATCAGGCAGGTGTCATAGTCGCATAGCCTAGTTCCTTTCAGATACCACCTAGGAAGTGGTTGAGACAGTGAATGTACAGGTCGTTGCATCATTCGTAAGATAGATTAGCTCCCTGTAACCGTATGGACGGGGAGTTATCTATAAAACATCGATATTATGAAAAAGAGTAGACCACAGGCAACATCGCCTTTATTTAAAAAAGATGCGTGTTACCATAAGGTGAAGAAGCAATACAAGGTATTCCCGAGCGCTTATGCGTCTGGAGCTATTGCTAAATGCAGAAAAAACAAATAACCATGAACCTACCAAAGAACGGAGTAGCTAAAGAGATTCGCCACTATGTTGGCAGTTTGTTTATATTTTTATTAGTAATGTCAATTATATTTATTCTAATGAAATACCCAGTTCTAGATACTAATAAGGAAGTGGTGATGATGCTGATTGGTACAATTAGTGCATCAATAGGACTTGTAGTAAGTACTATTACAGGATCTAAGCCAGACGATATAAACGCATTGAAAGCAGCGTTGGAAAAGAAAGACTTTCAGATAGATCAATTGGTTGCCGCTAAGGATAACCTAGAACATATGATTATAAATCTACAAAAACAAATCTTGGAGAACCAAGACGATGTTATGGATAAAATCATTCTTAAAGCAGCATTGGACTTTGACGACAGAGATGCAGCTTTGAAAGCATTAAAAAACAAACAATAATATGTCACTAACTAAAATAACTGGAGATACTATAGCTTTAGGCACGGTGGTTGGCGCTAACATAGCAGGTGCTACTGTTACGGGTAGTAATATAGCCTTAAACACTGTGGCTGGCAGTAATATTGTAAACAACGCTATAACACATGATAAATTAGCAAATAGATTTACAGAAGTTGCCGAAATCACCGCATTGAACGGTGCTGTTGGTTTTGACTGCTCAACGGCCTCTGTTTTTAAATTGAGTGGTGATTTAACAGGCGCTTATACAATAGTCTTAAGTGGCTATAAAAAAGGTCAGGTAGTTAGTATATTTCCTTTAAAAGGGCAAACAGTTGGTTTAGAGGCACAAGGTACTTCTACTAATACATTTTATAAATTAGCAGAGGCAGATTATGATAACACCGTTACTAGTTTACTTCAAATAGAATGTGTAGACGATTCAGCAACCGATCCTGTTTTCTTCTATTCGGTAGCAACTTACGCTTCTGACAGTTCAATCTAAATTTAGTATATGTTAAATAGAAGATTTTTAAGCATAGGCTCAGTTTCAGAACCATACGATATTCAATATTTGTCAGTTGCCGGTGGTGGTGCCGGTGGAAACGCGTATTATGGCGGTGGTGGAGGTGCTGGCGGATTTTTAACCAATACAATTCCCGCCCCTGCTTCTTCAACACAAATTACTATAACTGTAGGCGCAGGTGGCGCTGGCGGTACTAAATCAAACGGTCTGAACTCATCAATTTCTGGCCCTGGAATTACAACAATTACATCTATAGGCGGTGGGGCTGGAGGGGGTAGTTACCAATCAACAGCAGGAGTTAGCAGCGGAAGCAATGGTGGCTCCGGCGGTGGTCCCAGTAGTTATGGTACTCATTCGGAAGGGGCAGGAACCGCTGGCCAAGGTTTTATGAGTGGTTCAACTAGCACCGTCTCTTCTAATTATATAAACCCATCTTTTAATTCAAATAATTACTTAAGCGTAGCCTTTGGCGGCGGAGGCGGTGGCGCGGGTGAGCGTGGTTCACATGCACATTATATGACTAATCTTCAAACTCCTGGGCAAGGAGGGGATGGATTACAATCTTCAATAACAGGAACAGCTACATATTATGCAGGTGGTGGCGGAGGCGCTGTTAATTCAAACAGTGATACAGGTACGCTTGAAAATACTATTAATTACCCAAATATAGGCGCACCAGGAGGCCTAGGAGGTGGTGGCGATGGCGGTAGAGGATACCAAGGGCCAAACAAAAGAGCAATAGCAGGCACAGCTAACACAGGTGGTGGTGGCGGTGGTGGCGGACACGCTGATATATCTGCAAACGGAGGAGCCGGGGGCTCTGGTATTGTTATACTAAGAATAAAAACATCTGGGTATACTGGAATAACAACGGGAAGTCCGACTGTAACAACAGATGGTGATTTTACAATATTATCTTATACAGGAGATGGAACTTATACAACAGTTTAAATATGGCACATTTTGCAAAATTAGATTCTAATAATATAGTAACAGCAGTACACATTGTAAATAATAATGCACTAATAAAGGCAGATGGTACTGAAAGCGAATTAAAAGGTAAAAATTTTTTAAATAGTTTATATGGTCCAGCTGAATGGGTACAAACTTCTTATAATGGTAATTTTAGAAAAAATTATGCAGGTGTCGGCTATAAATACGATATTACAAGGGATGCTTTTATACCGCCAAAACCTTTTGATAGTTGGATATTAAATGAAACAACTTGTGTTTGGGAATCAAGTATACCAAGGCCAGTAGAAAGTAGTGCTAATATAGGATATGCATGGGATGAAGCAAATTTAGAATGGGTAGAAATAAATTTATAGAATGGCAGTAAGCAAAACTAAAAAAGGTGCTAATCTTAAACGTTGGTTTAAAGAAAAGTGGACGGATGAGAAAGGCAACCCGTGTGGCTCTGCAAAACGTAAAGGTATAAAGAAGTGCAGGCCATCAGTTAGGGTTAATAAGAAGACTCCTGTGGCATGGTCACAGATGTCTGCAGCACAGAAGAAGAAAGCTGTTGCTGAAAAGAAAAGAACTGGTATGGGTAAACGTACCTCAAGTATAAGAAAGAAAACTAAAAAGAAATAATATCATGGGTAAAAAAGGTAAAACGGTTATTCCGTCTGCTATTAAAAAAATGGGTGGAAGAGCACAAGAGTTTAAAATGTTTTTAGGCAAAGGGCTTAAGAAGTCACCAATGAAAAAATATAAAAAATAATGTACGGACCACTTAAAAGAGAACTCAAAGGAGATCAAAATAAATTACCTGAAGTGTTGAAAGACGCTATTAAAAAAGCAGGACCATTAAAAAGAAGGTTTTGTGGAGGTTCGTCAAAACCATATAAAAAATAATATTATGTCAGAAGATAAAAAAGTAAAAGAAGTAAAGCCTGTAGCTAAACCAGCAGCAAAGCCTGCGGCTAAGCCATACGTAGACATTAGATAATGCCACAAAAATTATCTCCTGCGGCTCGTAAGAAAAAAGCGGCCCGTGACCTTGCATATGCTAAAACTCCCCGGCGTAGAGCTATGAAGGCGGAGAATCAAAAGAAAAGACGCTCGGCACTTAAGAGGGGGATAAATATAAAAGGTAAAGACTGGGACCACAACAAGGGTAAATTTGTATCTGTTAAAGTTAACAGGGGTGGTTACGGCAAAGGAACAAAAAAATATAACACAAAATGAAACCATTTACTAATAAGTTTGCTAGCTGCGGATGTGGGGGATCTCCTCTGGAACGCAAAAAGTCAAATGCACCATCACGTAAAAAATCTAAAGGATATTACGCTAAAGTAAAATCTGGAAGTGGAACTGGTGGAAAAGCAGGTGGCGGTATGACAGCTAAAGGTGTAGCGAAGTATCGCAAAGATAACCCAGGGTCTAAACTTAAGACTGCGGTTACAACACCTCCTTCTAAACTTAAGAAGGGGAGCAAAGCGGCAAAAAGACGTAAATCATTTTGTGCAAGGTCCAAATCATGGACATCAGAGCGTGGTAGAGCAGCACGCCGTAAATGGAACTGCTAATATAACTTATATCAATTAAATTAAATTAAATAAAATGGCAATACAATTCGGATCGCCCAAGATAGTCAAGAAACTAAGTTTTAAACAAGAAGCTAAGAACGGACTTATATCAGGCATAAATAAACTAGCGGAAGCGGTAGGGAGCACTTTAGGTGCTTCTGGTCGCACCGTAGTATTGGAAGATGACTTCGGTAGCCCTCACGTTACAAAAGATGGGGTAACTGTTGCAAATTACATTAACTTAGAAGACCCTGTTGAAAATTTAGGGGTTACTATGTTAAAACAGGCGTCTCGACAAACAGCATCAAAAGCAGGTGACGGTACAACAACATCTACGGTTCTTGCGCAATCTATCATTAAAAACTATTTTGATAAAGACGCTGAATCGTATTCATTTAGAGACGTTAAGAATGGCATGGTGGCTTTTACAAAACACGCTGTGGATGTTCTAACTAAAAAAGGAGTTGCTGTAGATGATAAGAGACTAAACCACGTTTCGCGTATATCAGCAAACAATGACCCCGTGTTAGGGGACTTTATCGCAGAAGCTTTTAAACTAGCTGGCGAGAATGGAGTGGTTACAATGGAGACCAGCCCAACAAATGAAACGTATATTGAATCTGTAGACGGTACTCATATTAAGTCTACATCGAAAAGTATGCACTTTCATACAAATAGAGAAAAAGAAATAAGTGAGCTAGAAAAGCCACTTGTATTTTTATGTTCGTCTGAGGTATCTAATATCAGACGCATACAAACAATATTAGAGTTTGCAATCAAGTCCAATAGATCGCTATTACTCATTGCCCCTTGCGACCAGCAAGTTGTTTCTGCATTAGCAATGAATCACGTAAAGGGCAATATTAAGTGCAATATTATCGATCCACCGTCGTTCGGGCTAAAACGAAAGGATGTTCTGGATGATATTGCCCTTCTAACGGGTGCTACTGTTATTGACGAGAATCTAGGTGATTCTTTAGACAATATCACCCCTGAAGTGTTAGGGTCGGCTGACAAAGCCATTATAGATAATGACGGTACAACTTTAGCAATTGCTGAAGCGCCAGACGGAGTAAATGAAAGAGTAGAGTATTTGCAAGCACAACTAGCTGAAGAAGATCACCACGTTATGCGACCACACATTGAAAGTAGATTAGCTATTTTAAATGGAGGCGTGTCTATTGTATATGTAGGCGGTGATACTGAAGTTGAAGTGTCTGAGAAAAAAGACAGAGTTGATGATGCTATACACGCGGTTCGCGCGGCTAAGAAAGAAGGTATACTTCCAGGTGGAGGTGCTGCCTTATGTTTTTTAGCTTCTACACTGAATGTACCCGCTAAAAACGAAGGTGAACAATTAGGTATTGATATTATGAAAAAATCATTCCATTCACCGTTCGTTAAAATTTTAACCAACGCTGGTTTAGATCCTTCTGATTTTAAAGATCTAAGTAAGTGGGGTATGGGTGTTGACGTAACAGACGGTAAGATTAAAGACATGCGTAAAGCAGGTATTATCGATCCAGTGCTAGTTACAAAGTCTGCCTTGCAAAATGCAGTTTCTGTAGCAACGACTATATTATCAACTGATTGTGTAATTTCAAATATGAGAGAGAATGAAGGCAATAGGTAAATATATAATTGTTTCTGAAATAAAAGAAGACATAAAGAAAACTGAGGGTGGGCTGTTACTTGCAGAAAACCACAGAGAAGATATAAGATACCGTACCGCTGACGTAAAGTCAGTTGGTACGTTTGTCGAAGGTATAAATGAAAATGATAAGATATATTACGATAGGCATGCTGGTCATAATATTGAAATCGGTAATGATGTATTTAAGGTTATACAAGAGCAGGATGTTATTATAGTTTTATAATGGATAGAAGTGATTTTTTAGAACGAGGAGAACTAAAGGTTGACTTTCTTAAATATTATAGACTTGTATCACGCTGGGCTTGTAAAGAAAATAGTATATCAATTTCAGATTTAGAATTATTGTTTTATTTAGATCCTATAAAATACTTTACAATAAAGGATTTTCAAAACGGTACAATGTATTATCATTGGGACCGGCAACGCTTTTACCGATTACAAAGAGAAGGCTGGGTTGAAAAGATACATAAAGGTAACGGTCGTTTAGGTGACCATAATAAATACAAAGTATCTATGCGCGGTAAGCGTCTTATTAATAGAATATATAAAATATTAATTGGACAAGAAGATATGCCTATTGATGCTAAAAGAAGTAAGATAGGCAAACGCTCAACCTATGTAGACAAGGTATATGCGAATGCAATAACTAAATTTAACAAAGACAAACTATAAATGGCTAGAATATCAACGTACGGTCAAGACAGCACATTAAATAAGCTAGATAAGGTTTTAGGTACCGATAGTCTTACTGGACAAACTAAGAATTATACTATTGAGTCTATAGTAAGCGTAGTTAACGAGGATAGTCTTGTTGAAAGCTTTGACGGCTCTACGTTTACATACCAAGACTACGTAGCGTCTAGTGAAACACCTACTGGTGTAATTAACCTTAATGCTGGAACAGCTTCTCAAGCTGCGTTTAGTGCTATAAATCAAATATACATATCCGTACTTGATAAAACAGGTTTATCAGTAGCAGAGTATTTAGAAAATGCAGATAACGATTTCATAAAAATATCTAAAAAAGGTAACGTAAACCAGTTTGGTATTTATGAAGTTACGGCTATAGAGGATCATGATAGCGCCGCTTACAAAAAATTAACATTAACCCCAAGAGGTACTAATGGTAATTTGACTGTAGACGATAGCTTTTTTGTGTCTAATTATTCTGCATTATATGACCAGGATTTTTCTGATGATTCAGTAACTGAGTTTGGTGATGTAACTAGCGCTGGATCTGGAATTATCATTACAGATGATGAACGCACAAGTTTAAATAACTTTACAGCTAACGGATTAATACACGCAGACGTTGTAGATGTTCTAACTTCTACAGCTGTAGATGTACCCTTATCCGCTAATCAAGGTAAAGCGCTTAAAGATTTAATAGACACTATAAATGCTTTGCTTGCTAGCGATAACGTTGATTTGGATTCACTACAAGAAGTAGTGGACTTTATAGAGGCAAACAAAGAAACTTTAGATAGTTTAGCTATTTCTAATATAGCTGGCCTTACCGCCGCTTTAAACGCCAAAGAGGACTCTGTTGAAGGAAAAGGATTATCTGCAAATGATTTTACTGATATTCTTTTAACAAAACTAAATAGCATAGCGTCTGGTGCACAAGTAAATGTTCAATCAAACTGGAGTGCAATAAGCGGGGACGCTTTTATTCAAAACAAGCCCACAGACTTAACAAACTTAAGCCTTCACAATGTAACTGACTTAAGCGATGTGACTGACGCTGGGTCGGGGTCTATTATAACAAGTTCTGAAAGAACTAAATTAAGCGGCATTGCCACAGGAGCTGAGGTAAATGTACAGTCTGATTGGAACGCTACAACTGGCGATTCTTTTATACAGAACAAACCAACCACAATAACCGAGGCACAAGCTAGTGCGATAACTGCTAATGCAAGTAAAGTATCAAATGTTAAATCTGACTGGAGCGAAACTGACACAAACAGCGAAGCTTTTATACAGAACAAACCGGATTTAACAGTAACGAAAGCAGCGGTTGATGCAGCTATTGGCGTGCCTGCTAGCGATAACGACGACAAGTTTTATAGAGGGGACGGTGTGTGGGCTGAAGTTGGTGCAACTACCACTTTAGGTAGTTTGTCTAATGTGGCTAGTTTATCTGATAGCGTTAACAATATAAACCAATTTTTGTTTTGGAATGCGGCATTTGATGGAGGCAAATGGATGCCTACTTGGCTGCACACATATCAACTACGCGATATTATTAATACAGATCCTGGAACTGCCCAAGCCGGCAAGTTCCTTAAGTCTAGTTCTGTTGGGAGCAACAACTGGCAATTTGCTCCTGCTAGTTTAGAAATAAACGATTTATCGGATTTTGAAATTACTAATCCTCAAGACAATCAAATACTACAATACAGCTCTACAAATAGTGAATTTCAAAACGTAACAGATGTTGTTTTGCCAGGCACTTTAGAGTTTGGAACAACAGAAGCATCGACCCCTACTTTTGATAATGGTTTATACTATAAAACGGAAGATGGCCATGATACATTGCATTTTAGGTACGATGGCCATGACTTAAGTATTGATAAACTAACTGAGTTATTGCCTACTGGTATTTTAAACGGAGGAGAGTTGTCTAATACCAATTCAACACAATTTATAATACAAGCTGGAGATGGTATAATTAACGACCTAAATAAAATTGCCGGTCAACAGCCACACCCAGAAATAATTTCAATTGAGTGGCTAACTCAAACTATAAACGTTGTTGACGAAAATGGTGATGCAATTACCGTAAGTCCAACAACTGTTCAGAAAAACTCTTGGATATATATAGATGCAAGTGGCAACGTGCAACAACAATCTACAGCGTTTACAGAGGCGCAATTTAGATCAACTATACCAATCGGCTCGGTTGTATATACTAATGGGTCTATTAACTTTGTAAAAACATTTCCAAGAACTGCTTATAACCAGATGTCTCAACACTCTGAGTTTATAGCTTCTTTTGGGCCTCTTAAAAAGTCAGGTCATAAAGTTTCGGCTAACGGAGCTAACTTGAGCATTGATCGATCTGCTGGAACAGCTTTTGCTTTAGGTAGAAACTATTCTATCGATCCTGAAAACCCTTCCACGGTAGTGGATGGAGCTAAAGTTGGAGCTGTTATACATAGGTATAGAAGCGACGGCTCTGGAAGCTTTATTAAAGACACAAACAGCGGTGCGGGCTATGCAACAATAGACCCTACTAAATATGATGATGGCACCGGTACTCTAGCCAATGTTAGTGGTGGGCATTACAGTGTACAGAGACTATTTTATTTTCCAACAACACCGGATGTAATAGTATCTTACTACGGGACTGATGAATATAACTCTTTAGATACAGCAGAAAAAAACTATTTATTAGAATCTTTTACTGAAGCTGACAATACGGCCCAACAGGCTATTTATCTTGGGGCTATTGTAATGAGTGGTGCAACAACTGATTTAACAGACTCTTCTGACGCTAAAATATTAACAGCTGGAACTTTTAGAAGTTTAGCATCCACTAACTTAGGCGGAGTAGCAGCATCTGCGCAGCTAGGAGATCTTGTTGATGTAAATGTTACGGGAACAACAGACAATCAACTTTTACAATACAACTCTTCTACAACAGAGTGGGAAGCATCTACTGTAAATTCTGACGGCATTGCCGAGGGAACAACAAACTTATATTATACAGAAGCTAGAGTTGCTGCAAATTCTGCTGTAGCTCTTAACACAGCTAAAACAGGTATAACATCTGAACAAGCAGCTGCTATAGTAACTAATACTGGAAAAACAGGTATAACTACCGAACAAGCCGCAGCTATAACAGCAAACACAGAAAAAGATTCATTTCCTGGGTTTGGAACAACCGCGACCACAGCTTTAGCGGGAAATACTGCTTTTGTTGATGGTTCTGGAACTGCTGGTAGTTTACCAAAATTTAGCGATACAGATACTTTAACCGACTCAGTTATATCTGAATCAGGGCAAGTAGTAGATATTGCCACAACGGGAGCCATACGCGTTCCAGACGGTACTACAGCTGAAAGACCTGATCCTGCAGTTGCTGGTATGTTTAGATACAATACAGACGACGACCAATTTGAAGGTTACACAACCGAATGGGGTGCAATCGCGGGTTCTGGAGGCGGCGGAGTGGCTGGTACTATAGTTAAGAAAACTTTTTCAGGAAACGGATCTAATAGAGACTTTGTTTTAGACGATGCTATCGCTTCTAAACAAAATGTTGATGTATATGTTAATGGTGTTTATCAGTTTCCTTCTAATTACGAAGTAAGTGGAAGTACTGTTACATTTGATGCAGATGCAATACCGGCTTCTGGTACAGAAAATGTAAGTATAACACATTTAGTATCTGTCGCCGGCACTGAAGGCTCTTCAATGCAAAAAGCATCTTTTACAGGAAACGGAACAACAAGAACTTTTGCTTTAGGCGATACTCCTCAGGCAAAGTCATTTACTATAGTGCATGTTCAAGGTATTTACCAGGAATCTAGTACTTATGATATATCAGGCAGTAACATAGTATTTACAACAGCTCCATCTAATGGGCACACAGTTGAAGTTACTTTTATAGCTGGCACAATAAGCGTTGCTAGTTTAGATGTTGGTTCTCAGACTATAAATAGTTTTACAGGAACAGGATCAGCTACATCATTTGATTTAGCTGCTAACGCTGTTTCAGATAAGAATTATACAGATGTATATATAAACGGTGTTTACCAGGCTAAAGACCAATATGAGCTAAGTGGTACAAACATAGTATTTGACACTGCACCTCAAAATGGTTATAGTATCGAAGTAAAATGTCATTCAGCATCAGCTTCTAATGTTGTGTCTACAAGTACAATGACAAGTGATGTATTTACAGCAGACGGTGCAAGTTCAACTTTCCCGTTAGTAAATGGCTCTCCTGTAAGTAAAGAATTTACAATGGTTTTTGTAAGTGGTATATACCAACAAAAATCTGCGTATAATTTATCAGGAAGCAATATTGTATTTGATGGAGAAAACCCAGCAGAAGATGACACTATTGAGGTGATAACATTATCATCTTTAAATAACACATCTTCACCGGTAACAAGCGTAAACGGACAAACAGGTGCGATAAGCATAACCTCTGATGTTACAAGCGTACAAAACAAAACAGGGGCTGTGACTTTAGTTTCTGCGGATATACCTGGTGTTATTGACACAAGCGATGACACAACTGGGTTAACATTTTGGACAGGCACACAAGCTGAGTATGACGCTTTATCTACATACGACTCAACTAAATTATATTTTATAACATAATGGGATTTAAAATTGGTAGTACAGATTTTACAAAAGCATATTTAGGAGCAACAGAAATAGATAATATTCAGCTTGGTCAGAGTGAAATATATTCATCTTCATCTGTAGTCACGGATGGTCTTGTGCTAAACCTACAGTCCGATCAATTTAGTGGCTCTGGAACAAATTGGCCTGATTTAAGTGGCACTAATGCAACAGCAACGCTAAGCACAAGCGGTTTTGCTAGCAGCTATTTTGGTACATACGGAGGTATTAATAACGTTTTACGTTTCCCAAGCTCTACTAGTTACTATGCAACGGTTAGTAATAATGCTGCTTTTGACTTTTCGGCTGCACAATCAGTTTATATATTGTCATATCCATTGAGCGATTCAGGTAGGCAAAACTACTGGGATCAAGCTTATGGAGGAGAAGGTACTTGGACACGCGAAGGAAATGGAGTAATAAATTGTTATTTTGGCACCAGCGGTGGAAATGCGAGTCCTTACGATGGATATAGCAGCGGAACAAGTATAACTTTAAATGCTTGGCAAAGCTGGTGTTTTACGAGAGATGCTAGCACTACGCACTGGTATAAAAACGGGGTTCAAACGGCATCAAAAAATGTTGTTTATGGACCACCTCCTAATACAACTCAAAATATTAGAATTGGGCTTGGTTATACTAACGTAGGTTTAGATGCTTATATGTTTGCAGTATTAGCATATACGAAAAAACTAACACAAGCTGAAGTGCAAGCGAATGACGACTTTTTTAATAATAAATTAGGTTTATCTTTATAATATGGCATTAACAAAAATAACATCAGGAGTTGTAAGCGAAGAGTTTTCTTCCTCCACTCCGCTGGTATCAGCAGCAACTGTTGATATAGATTGGAATAGCTCTAAGGTGTTTACTTTAACGCCTAACGAAGCGATAACATTAACATTTAGTGATTATAAAGTAGGTATGGTAAAAATACTAGTAGCTACTGGAGCAGCAGGTTCTGGGGATATTTCATTTCCATCAGAGGCTATTGATTTAGCAGGTACTGCTTTTGATAACACAACAGGTGTAAAAAACTTTATTCAAATGATCTGCACGTCAGACTCAGGGAATGGAGAGTTCTTTTACACTATAACTCAACCATCAACATAATATGTTAGGGGGAAGTTTATTGTCAGGGCCATTATTAGGAAGTGTGGGTTTAGGTCAATTAGATCCTTTTAGCGACAGCTCGCTACTTACGCTGTATGAATTTGACGGCAACACAAGCGATGCTACAGGCGGCGTTAACGCATCTGGCGGTGGCAACTACGTTAGCGGGTTATTTGGTCAAGCTGTTTCGCTAGGCCCATCTTCTAATAAAGTAGTAGGGCATAGAGGTATATCCTACGGCGACACCGTAAGTATGTGGTTTAAACCAAACGTTAGCGACTGGTCAATCAATAGAAATTTTAGGCTATTCACGCAACACCAAAACAACTATTATTACTGGAGCTACGTGAGTGTTGGTTATTCCGCAGCAGATGATGCTTTTCAGTTTTTCATGCTTGTCAGAATACCTACTACTTATAGGTATTGCTATACTCAAGCCACGGTTCAACTAAACAAAGCAGATTGGAACCTTATTACTTTTTCATTTGTTTCAGCCCTAAATTATCAATTTTCTATAAACGGTCAACCTATGGTTGTTTGCCCTTTTGTATCAGGAAATGGAACACCTGGTGCTCTTGTGAGTAACGTCAATTGGATTGGTGGAATTTGGAGCAATGGTGTTGCCTTCTATGACGACAATTTTTTAATAGACAGATATAGGCATTTTAACAGACAGTTAACTTCAGCAGAAATTTCAACGCTTTATAGCGAAAAATAAATAACAATGGCACAAACAAAAGTAAAAAGTGGCTTACTCGAAGGAGTCGCTACTACAGTAACACCTTTATCAGGAGCCGCTTCTTGCGATTTCAGCGCAGCGGATATATTTAATATAACAACAACTGAAGCAACAACGTTAACTTTTACTAACCCACAATTAGCAGCAGTTAAAGATATTGTTGTCACAGGGGAATCTGCTGTTACGTTACCAGCATCAGTTAGAGAAGTAACAGGCAATACAGTTGATGCGGCTGGAGTAACTTTAATACAAGTTCTCTGCGTTGACGCATCTACACCTGTATATTACGCATCAATAGGAACAGCAGCAGCATAATGAAAGCAAGATTAGAAAGTGGTAAGGTTGTAAAGTACAATACTATACCAAAAATATTAAAGAGTGCATCGGGAGAAACTATTTTAAAAGCGAATACTTTGCCTGAGTTTAAACTTAAGCAATTAGGTTTTCATAACGTGGTAGTTCCTAGTTATAACAAAATAACTCAAAGCATTACTAACTTGCATTTTGATAGCTCTTATGAGCATCCGGGTTTTGATGCACAAACAGAAATACCAGTAGAGTGTTTTGTTTACGATGTTGTGGATAAAGAACTAGCTGACATAGCTGATTTGAAAGCTGATAAAATATCTCAATTAAAAGCAAGCGCTAATATTGAGTTTGCAAAAACAGACTGGGTAGTTGTTAGAAATGCAGAAAAAGGTACTGCAATACCAACTGAAATATCTACAAGACGTGATGCAATTAGATCCGCGGTAGATACAAAAGAAACAGCTATTAATGCTTTAACAGATAAAGAAGCTGTAATTACATTCGATATATCTTTATAATATGATTAATAAACAACTCATAAATTTATCATCTCCTGCATCTAGCGGAGGCAATGCAGGCGAGGAAGGATTAATACTCCATTTAGATGCCAACGATGTAGATAGCTACGATGGAGATGGTACTGAATGGGTTGATATAACAGACCACGAATATACGCCTACTACAAACGTTTCAGAGCATTTTAATACTGTTACTTATACAGGGGCATCAGCACCGCACGTAATTGACACCGTGGGTTTTCAACCTGACTTAATTTGGATAAAAAATAGAGATACAACAGATGCTCACGCTATTGTAGATTCAGTAAGAGGTATCACATCTCCCGCACCTTACCTTGCATCAGACCAAAGCACTGCAGAAGCCACATCTACTAATATGCCTACGTCTGTTCAGCCAGAGGGTTTTACAATAACAGGAAACGGAGGTAGAACTAACACGGTTGGGGAGGATTACGTTGCTTGGTGCTTTAAAGCAGGAGGTGCAGCGGTACCTAATACAGATGGAGATATACCTTCGCAAGTTAGTGCTAATAATGATTTAGGGTTTAGTATAGTTAAATACAATAGTGGAACTAGCGCAGTAACAGCAGGACATGGATTAAGCCAAGCAGTTGAAATGGTAATTTGTAAACCACTAGTATCGGGACCTTGGGCTGTTTGGCATAAAGATATGGCTAATGACCTTGATAAAAACTATATACCATTAACAACAGCAGCTGTAACTCCAAACGCATCAAGCTTGTGGAATTACTCTAATTGGGGAACTACAAAAATTGGTTCTAATAACCCTCTTATGTTCGGTAACAGCAATGATGTAATTTGCTACTGCTTCACTTCTAAAAGAGGTGTAAGTAAAGTAGGTAGTTATACAGGAACTTCTGCAGCAGGAAATAAAGTTTATACTGGTTTTGAACCTGCTTTTATAATTATTAAGGCAGTAAATACGACTCAAGACTGGTGGATGGTAGATAATAAAACTAGCACTGCTTCTGGCGAATTTAACAAATATCTTGAAGCTAATACAAACAGCACTACTGCTACACCAGGTTATAATATAAACATTCACAGAGATGGTTTTTCTTTTAACGGTGTGTCTTTTAATAATTCTGGCATAAAATTCATCTACTACGCAGTAGCTAAAAACACTAACGAAACCGAATTAATAAAAGAAGAGACAACTACAACCTCTTATAGCCAAGATGGCACTGAGAATTTTTATAATTTTGTTTCTTCAATAACAAGCACCACCACAAGTGGCACGTTTGATAGTACTACTTTACAAGACTCTACGGCTACCACAAATTTTGGAGATAACGGGGCAACTGAAGCAAATAATACTATTAATTTTGCAATGAGTCAACCTGTTTCTGTAGACGGATTTTTAGTGGGAGAAAGCGAGCAAAGTTACAGAGGATATACTGGAACTTGTAAATTTTATGGATCTACAGATGGAAATACATATACGCTATTAGGAAGCACACAGCAAAAAGCAAGTGGTTTTGCTTTAAACCCCACTAGGACAGAAAAAACAGCTACCTTTTCAGCAAGTGTTGGATATTCTTATTTTAGAATGACAATTTCTAATATGGAAAGAGGAACATACGGAAATATATATGATTTTATACCCAGTGTAGCTGATAATGATTTTGATGTTAGCATAACAACAGGCGCTGACCCTGTTTTACATTTAGACTTAGGGGATAGTTCTTGTTATAGCGGAAGTGGTACAACAGTTAGCGATTTGTCAAGCAATAGCCATACAGTAACAACACTAGCGGGGGTACAAGAAGCAGATTTTGACAAAGAAGTAGGAGGGTTTTTAACAGTAAAAGAAAACTCTGATGAAGGCTTAACCATTTCAAACCACGCAGACTTTGACCATACCAATGGAGCAACTTACGAAGGCTGGGTTTATTTAGACCCTAATGGAACAGGCGAAGAAACATTCTTATGGAGAGGACCAAGTGATTCAGGTGCTGGTTTAAGAATTTACTGGCACGCATCTTATGGGTGGTTTCCTAGAGATTTTAATGCATCAGGTTCTGAAATAATAGACCAAAACAATATTAAAACTGGAACAAGTGGATTTGGAAGAGGAAAATGGTATCATCTAGCATTAACACTTTCTTCTGCTAGCGCGGCTACATATACCTTTTATGTAGATGGAAATACAATAGGAAGTTATACCGCAGGTGGGGGTGGTCAAAACGGTTTATCTTATGGTATATCTTTAGGTAAGTATGTTGGTGGTAGTATATCCGATTTACACGGAAAAATAGCTCAATTTAGACTATACTCATCGGCACTAACCCAAGACCAAATACGCCAAAACTATAACTTCACTAAGCCTAGCTATCCTAATGGGAATGATGGAACTATAACTGGCGCTACTTTTAATCCAGGAGGGTACTTTGATTTTGATGGTTTAAATGACGAGGTAGTAATACCTATGAGTTTTAGCGGTGGAGGTTCAATTGGAATGTGGGTAAATATAACAGATATTAACGCAAACAATGCGATAGCTACAAAATATACAACGGGTACTGATAATAGGTCATTTGCTTGGTATGTATATAACGATAATGGTGTAGGTAAAGCTGTTTTTTCTATATACTATAATTCTAGTGGACACGGAAATTCAGTAGAATTTGATATGCAAGATTACTTTACATCTGGTCAATGGCATCATATAATGCACACCTTCTCGCTAGGCAACAGACCAACTCTTTATGTTGATGGCGTTGCTGTTTCTGAATTATCACAATATAATTCAGCTTCTCAAAACGTAATATATAGCAGACCATCCGTTCCAGTAGTTTTAGGGCAGTTTGATGGTTCTACTAACAATACGTATGATTTTAATGGAAAAATATCAGACTTTAAAATATACGACAAAGCCTTAACACCAACTGAAGTAACGGCGGAGCATAATAAAGGACAATTCGGAGAGGGATAATAATGAGTAAAAAAAAATTTAAAGACACTGACGTTGGGAAATTTCTACTACAGAAAATTCCTAGCGTCGTAGGTGCTATAGCAGGAGATACTCCAGTGGGTAGTGTGATCAAAGCCATTATAGGTGGATCGGACATGCCGCAGGAAGATAAACAAATTGCTCTTAAAAAGTTAGAGCAAGAAATACACGAATTTGATGGCATAACTAAAAGATGGGTAGCTGATTCCAGAAGTGGATCATGGCTTGCGTCTAATGTTCGTCCGTTAACACTCGCTTTTTTAACGGTTGCCTTCGTAATAGGATGGGCATACCAATTAGAAGGGCTTGATACAGTGAAATCACTTTTACAAATAGTTTTTATGGGCTATTTTGGAAGTAGAGGGTTTGAAAAAGTAATGGGAAACAACAAACATAAATGACACTATTAGACCTTAAAATATACGGACTAAATATTACAGCTATTGTAGCTAGTTCGCCGATGATGCAAGGGGTAAACCCCGCTTTGCAAACCGCGGTACTTTTATTAACTATAATTTATACATGTATTAACATTTATAAAAAGCTAACAAATGGCAAAAATTGATATTGACGGTGATGGAAAACCTGATGTTCAGGTTGATTTAAAAACTTTAATAGCTATAGCTATGGGTTTATTTTCTATTGCAGGCGTTTACTTTACATTACTTTCAGAAATAAAAGCTTTAGAGGTTTCAGTGATGCGCATGGAGTCAGAAGTTAAAATGAACAGTGAATTTAGGATAAAATGGCCTAGAGGAGAAATGGGTGCTTTACCTGATGACGCCGAGCAAAACTTAAGACTTTTGTATATAGAAAAAAACACTGACAAGTATTTTTCGGATATAGATGACATGAAATTAAAAATTAAAGCACTTGAAGATTGTGAATAATAAAAAATATATTATATGAAATTAAAGTATTTTTCGGATGAAGTAGACTTCAAAGGCAATATGGACAAAATGGATCCTAAGCTATTAGGCATGCTTGACGCGCTCAGAAAAGAGTATGGCTACCCTATAGTTATTAATTCATCTTATAGATCACCAGATCACCCTATTGAAGCTAAGAAAGAAAAGCCAGGGGAACACGCACACGGAGCTGCTGTTGACATTAAATGTGTTGGCGGTGAAGCAACGTTCAAGTTAGTTGCAGCGGCTATTAAATGTGGTTTTAAACGTATAGGTATTTCAAGAAAAAGTAATTTTGTTCACGTAGGTATTGGTTATCCAGGAGCGCCTGATACTACCATTTGGACATACTAAAATAAATACAATGAAATTAATTAGAAAAATAAGCATTGGTCAAGATTATAAAAATGAAGCAATGCACTACTCTGTAGGACAAGAAGTTTACGGAGGACATAAGATATGCGACATACTAGAAGAGAATGGATCATATAAAATCTACATAGAAAAAAACGGAACACAACTGCCGTGGAAAAACTTTAATAGTAACATGGCTATATCAATTGAATATAACCTAGACTATTAAATGAAATCATTATACAATTATATTATATCAACTAATAATCGATACGATAATAAAGTGTCTGTCGATGACAAAGAATTAATTTTAAACACTGAAATTACAGAAAGAGATTATCATTTTGTTAATAGAATAGGAACTGTTGTTAATGCTCCTATTAATATCAAAACGCCTATAAAGACAGGTGATGAAGTTATAGTGCATCACAATGTATTCAGACGTTGGTTTGATGTTAGAGGCAACGAAAGAAACTCTGGTAACTATATTGATGAAAATAACTATACTGTAGCTCAGGATCAAATATTCGCATACAAGCAAAACGGTAAATGGCATTGCCCAATTCAGTATTGCTTTGTGGAGCCAATAGAGAACGAAGACATATGGAGCACCGATAGCGAACAAAAACTATTAGGGAGGCTTACATATACAAATGATTATTTAAACTCCTTAGGGTTGTCCTATGGGGATGTGGTTGGGTTTACACCTGATTCTGAATATGAGTTTAACATAGATGATAAAAAATTATATAGAATTTTATCACAAGACATTACTATCAACTATGGACATAAAGAAAAAAAGAATAGAACTACTAAAAGCTTCTGAAAACGCTATTAACGAACTTATCAAAGTTATGGATAAGAAGATGGATCTTAATGAAGTAGATCCAGAAAAAGTTAAAGTTTCAGCATCAGCCTATAGATTAGCTATGGAAGATGCCATGGCTATGATGGCTAAAGTAGAAGAGCTTGAGTCGTTGAACGCAGATAGCAAAAAAGAAAAGCGTGAGTTTTTTGGTGTGGAGGGCCGTACTAAATAATGTATCAACAAACACTCTATGCTATACACGACGATCATCTTAAACGAAAAGATGTTAAAAACGACAACAAGCACAAAAAATTTAAGTACGGATATAATTTAGATTTAGACTGTGTTATCATTAGTAAAGATGGTACTCTAGGTGAAATATACGAAATACAAAATTTACGTGTTGGATTGCCTTTGGTGCCTAAAGATGTTAATGGTCAAGAATTAAAAAAAGAAGAGCAGGTGTTTACAAAAACACTTAAGCCTACTTCTTTAGAAAAAATAAAAACAGTATATGATTTTAAATTACTTCCAGAAGATACTAGAGAAAGGTACTACGATTATATTGACGGTGAGTATAATAAGCGTAATGATGGTGACTGGTTCATGTGCAACGGTACCCCGACTTACATTACAGGGTCACACTATATGTACCTCAACTGGACAAAAATCGACGTTGGATCCCCAGACTTTCGGCAAGCAAATAGAATCTTCTATTATTTCTGGGAAGCGTGCAAGGCTGATCCACGAAGTTATGGCATGTGCTACCTCAAAAACAGACGGTCTGGTTTTTCCTTCATGGGAAGTTCAGAGACTGTTGATCAAGCTACAGTCACCAGAGATGCAAGATTTGGAATTTTATCGAAGTCTGGAAGTGACGCTAAGAAGATGTTCACTGATAAGGTCGTACCGATTTCAACGAACTATCCGTTCTTCTTCAAGCCGATCCAAGACGGAATGGAAAGACCAAAGACAGAACTTTCCTACAAGACTCCGTCAAGAAGACTTACAAGAAGTACAGTTAACGAAGCGTCCGGTGACGAACAAAAGGGTCTTGACACAACGATTGACTGGAAAAATACCGGCGACAACTCTTATGATGGAGAAAAATTAAGACTACTAGTACACGATGAATCTGGTAAATGGGAGAAGCCTGACAATATTCTTAATAACTGGCGAGTAACAAAAACTTGTTTAAGACTAGGTGCTAAGATAGTTGGTAAGTGTATGATGGGGTCTACCTCTAATGCTTTAGACAAAGGGGGTGATAATTTTAAAAAATTATATTATGACTCAAAAGTTACGAAGCGAAATCGCAATGGGCAGACTGCTAGTGGATTATATTCTTTGTTCATACCAATGGAATGGAATTACGAAGGATTCATTGATAAATATGGATTTCCTGTATTTGATACTCCAGAAAAACCAATTGAAGGAATCGACGGAGAACTCATCTATATTGGAGTTATCGAGCATTGGGAGAATGAAGCAGATGGGCTTAAAGGAAATAATGACGCGTTAAATGAATTTTATCGTCAGTTTCCTAGATATGAGAAGCATGCTTTCAGAGATGAAATAGCAAGATCTTTATTTAATTTAAATAAGATATACGAACAAGTAGATTTTAATGAAGAAATGACAATGAACGGATACGTTACTCGTGGATCGTTTAACTGGAAAAACGGAGTTAAAGATTCTACGGTAGAGTTTCATCCAAATAAAACAGGAAGATTTAAGTTATCTTGGATACCTCCTGTTGAATTACAAAATAATATAATTGTTCAAAACGGTATAAAGTATCCTGGCAATAAAGACTTAGGGGCTTTTGGTTGTGATAGCTACGATATTAGCGGAACAGTTGATGGAGGTGGTTCAAACGGAGCATTGCACGGTTTAACAACCTTTAGCATGCTAGCGGATGTTCCTTCAAGCCAGTTCTTTTTAGAATATGTTGCTAGGCCACAAACTGCTGAAATATTTTTTGAAGATGTACTCATGGCAATAATATTCTACGGAATGCCAATATTAGCGGAAAACAATAAACCTAGGTTATTATATCATATTAAAAGAAGAGGTTATAGAGGTTATTCAATGAACAGACCCGATAAAGCCAGAAGCAAATTGTCTGTAACAGAAAAAGAGCTAGGTGGTATACCAAACTCTTCGGAAGATATAAGACAAGCTCATGCCGCAGCAATTGAAAGTTACATAGAAGATCACGTTGGATTAAAAGATAACGGAGAATGTGGTAAAATGTATTTTCAAAGAACGCTTGAAGACTGGGCTAAATTTGATATAAATAAAAGAACAAAATTTGATGCATCAATAAGTTCAGGCTTAGCTATAATGGCATGCCAAAGACATTTATATGCATCTAAGACTGCAAGAGAAGTTAAAAAAATAGATTTTGGTTTTTCAAGATATAATAATTCAGGATCAAATAGTAAAATAATACAATAAAAATGGCAGAAGCTACAGGACAAGTTACCCAATTTCCCAGCCAATCGGTTGACGATGCTACCAAAGCGAGCAAAGACTACGGAATGGAAGTGGCGCGAGGTATACAAAATGAGTGGTTCAGAAAATCATCTGGTACAGGAAGGTTTGCTCAAAACCAAAGAGACTTTCATAAGTTAAGATTATATGCAAGAGGTGAGCAATCAATTCAAAAGTACAAAGACGAATTTTCTGTTAACGGCGATTTATCTTATTTAAACTTAGATTGGACACCAGTCCCAATTATTCCTAAGTTTGTAGATATTGTTGTAAACGGAATGCAAGACAGATTGTTTACTATAAAAGCTTTTGCGCAAGACCCTACTTCTGTTAAAGAAAGAACTAATTTTGTAGAAATGATTCTTGAGGATATGAATACTCAAGATTTAATGAACGAAATTGAAGATAAGCTTGGCGTAAATGTTAGGAACGTAAAAAAGGGAGATTTGCCATCTAGCCCAGAAGAGTTGGAGCTACACATGCAAATTGGCTACAAACAACAAACGGAAATAGCTATTGAGCAAAGTGTTGAAAACGTATTTAAAAGAAACAAATACTTTGAAACAAAAAAGCGCTTAGATTACGATCAAACTGTTGTTGGGATGGCAGCTGCTAAGCATGGCTTTAATAATACTGACGGTATTACCATTGAGTATGTGGACCCTTCTAGTTTAGTGTATTCGTATACTGAGGACCCTAATTTTCAAGATGTATATTATTTCGGAGAAGTAAAACAAATTAAAGCAAACGAGCTTAAAAAACAATTTCCTAATTTATCTGATGAAGAGTTTGATCTTGCTGTTAAACAATCTAGTAATTATAAAAACTACGATTACGCAACAAACATTTTAGATGATTCTTATGACAGCAACACATTAAGTGTTCTTTATTTTAATTGGAAAACTTGGGAAAAAAGTGTTTATAAAATAAAAGAAACATCTACTGGGGCAAAAAAAGCGATTAAAAAAGACGATACATTTAATCCTCCAAAAGATCAAAGAACTAGGTTTGAAAAAGTAGAAACAGCTATTGAAGCTATTTATGAAGGTGTAATGGTGCTAGGCGCTAACAGTCTTCTCAAATGGGAGAAAGCTACTAATATGGTTAGACCTGACTCTAATGCTAATAAGGTAATGATGAATTACGTTGTTAGCGCACCTAGAATGTACCAAGGCAAAATTGAAAGCTTAGTTGGCAGAATGGTAGCATATGCTGATTTAATACAGCTTACACATTTAAAACTGCAACAAGTGCTGCAAAGAATGACACCCTCGGGCGTTTACTTAGATGCGGACGGCTTGGCTGAAATTGATTTAGGAAATGGTACTAACTATAACCCGCAAGAAGCATTAAACATGTACTTCCAAACGGGGTCTGTTATAGGTAGATCTATGACGGTTGATGGGGAAATGAACCCTGGTAAAATACCTATTCAAGAATTACCTGGTGGTGGTGGACAACAATCTACTATGTTAATACAAGCTTACAACTACTATCTAAACATGATACGCGATGTAACAGGACTTAATGAAGCTAGAGATGGAAGTGACCCAGACCAATATGCTTTAGTAGGCGTTCAAAAATTAGCTGCCGCTAATTCTAACACAGCCACTAGACACGTGTTGCATTCATCAATGTACATAACGTCAACTTTAGCAGAAGCAATATGTATTAGAATAAAAGATGTGCTGGCTTTTCATCCCCAAAGAGATGCAATGATTACAGGCATAGGTAGATTTAGCGTAGGTGCTTTACAGGAAATGGATAACCTGCATATGCACGACTTTGGTATATTCTTAGAGCTTGACCCTGACGAAGATGAAAAACAATTAGTTGAAAACAACATACAAATTGCATTGTCGAGGGATCAAATAAGTTTAGATGACGTAATAGACATACGGCAGATAAAAAATATAAAATTAGCAAATCAACTTATTAAGTTTAGAAGAGCTAAGAAACAAGCGCAAGATCAGCAGATGGCAGAAAGAAATATTGCTGCACAGTCTCAAGCAAACGCGCAAGCAGCTCAAGCGGCAGAAATGGCTAAGGGTCAATCTGAAATGATGAAGGCTGAAGCTAAAACTAAATTAGCCGAAGCTCAATCTAGTTTTGACATAAGAAAACTACAGGTTGAGGCTGAAACTAAAAAGAGTTTAATGCAATTTGAATTTGATTTAAATACTAAGCTTAAAAAAATGGAGCTAGATGCTAAAAAAGAAATAGCTGGAGCCAAAATTACAGATTCTGATATATCTGGCCCGCCGTCAATATCAAAACCTCAGAAATCTTTTGAGTCTAAAGGCAATGATGTTTTAGGGGGTATTGATTTAAGCAGTTTTGAGCCTAGATAAAAAAACAATAACTATTATATATTATTAAATTATGAGTGAATGGAAAATTAAAGGTGTTGTTGACGATACAACACAAAAGTCAGCACAAGAGCAAGAACAAGCTGTATTAGACAAAGCGGTTGAAGCTGGGGACATTACCCCAGAAGCTGCTGGTCAAACAGTAGACGAAGTGCCTAAAATTAATTTAGACGAACTAAACAAACCAACAGAAGATGCCGTTCAAGAGCGAAAAACAGAGGAGGTTTCTGTGGAAAATGAAACCGGAAATAGCGAAGAAGTGGTCGAAGAAGTACGGGAGCAAACCGAAACCGAAGAAGGCTCTCCGCTCGAGCTCGTTATCGAAGAAGAAGACGAAGCGCCGGTAGATACAAAACCTGCAGTTGACGCAAACTCCGCTAAAGTAAATGAGTTGCCAGAGCCCGCTGCTCCGGTTGTTTTGCCAGAAAATGTTGATAAGCTTATAAAGTTTATGGAAGAAACTGGCGGAACTGTTGAAGATTATGTTTTGTTAAACAAAGATTTATCATCGTATAATGATGGTGATTTATTAAGAGAGTACTATAATCAATCAAAACCTTGGGACGCTCAAGAAGTTTCAGAATATATGGAAGATAATTTTTCATATGATGAAGATGATGACCCAAGAGAAATTCGCTCTAAGAAGAGAGCGTTTAAAGAAGAGTTATTTAATGCTAAAAAGTTTTTGGAAGGAAACAAAGAGAAATATTATGCTGACCTCAAGTTGAATAAGCAACAAGATATTCCTCAGGAGTACCAAGAAGCTTTTACGTATTATAACGAATATAAACAGAGCGCTGAATTTAATGAACAACTAAAGCAATCTTTTTTACAAAAAACAGATAATGTTTTTAATGACAAATTTAAAGGTTTTGATTTCCAGGTTGGAAACAATAAATACCGATTTAAAGTCAACAATGCTGCTGAAACAAAAACGCAGCAATCAGACATTAACAATTTTGTTAAAGGATTTTTAGGAGATGATGGTCAGATTAGTGACGCTAAGGGATACCATAAAGCATTGTTTGCTGCTAGAAATGCAGACAAGCTTGCAGAACATTTTTATGAGCAAGGCCGTGCCGATGCTCTTCGCAATGCCGCTAAGGATGCTAAAAATATTAATATGGACCCCAGAAAAGAAGGCGTTGTACAAACTAAATCTGGACAGAAATTTAAAGTTGTATCAGGTGATTCTAGTTCTAAACTAAGAATGAAACTAAAAAACTAACTAAAAATTTATTACAATGGCTATAACTACTGGCATTGAACACTTATCTCCCTCAGCAACTAAGGGAGTATTATTTCAAGGAAATTACATTAATGATTTCGATTTTACAAAACAATTTTTACCTGACGTATACGAAAAGGAAGCTGAAATTTACGGAAACCGTTCTATTTCTTCTTTCTTACGTATGGTATCAGCCGAAATGCCATCTACATCTGACGAAATTCGTTGGGTAGAGCAAGGGCGTCTGCACACGCGTTACCAAAATGTTGCTCTTGGAACACCTGGGGCTAACGGAGCTACTGAATTTACAGTAACTTTTGATGCTAACGCTGATGGATCTGCACATGCTGCTGGCGCTGCGCCTATATTCCGTGCTGGACAAACCATTATGGTACAAGGACAAACTAGCGCAAACGTTGCTACTGGTCCTGTATTAAAAGGTGTTGTTACAGTTGCTGGAGCTGCTGGAGCTGGAGACACAGGTACTTTTACAGCTGTATGTTATACTGCTGCTAACTTTGGTGCTGTTACCTCTGCTGCTTCTTATCACCACGCTACAGTACTTGCTTATGGTTCTGAATTTGCAAAAGGAACTGACGGGATGGTTGGATCTGTAGATTCTGACTACTCTTCTTACACTAACAAGCCTATTATCTTAAAAGATAACTATGCTGTTAATGGTTCTGACACTGCACAAATCGGGTGGATTGAAGTTGCTTCAGAAAACGGAGCTAGCGGATACCTATGGTACCTAAAGTCTGAGCACGAAACTCGTTTACGTTTTGAAGACAACTTAGAAATGACTATGGTTGAAGCAGTAAAAACTGCTGGAGCAGGATCTGATATTGGAACTTATTCTGGTTCTGAAGGATTCTTTGCTGCATTAGAATCACGTGGAAATGTATACGGAGGTCTTTCTACAGATCTAGGTTCTGACATGACTGGTTTTGACAGCATCCTTAAGCAATTAGATAAAAACGGATCTATTGAAGAAAATATGATCTATAGCAACCGCGCTTTATCTTTAGCAATTGACGATGCACTGGCAGCTAAAAATTCTTACGGAGCAGGAGGTACTTCTTACGGAGTATTTAACAACTCTGAAGATATGGCTCTTAACCTAGGATTTAGCGGTTTCCGCAGAGGTTCTTATGACTTCTACAAAACTGACTGGAAATATCTAAATGACTTCGCAACTCGCGGTGGATTTGGAGATGTTGAAGGAGCTATTATTCCTGCAGGTACATCTACTGTGTACGATCAAGATCTTGGTAAAAACATCAAGCGTCCATTCTTACACATCCGTTATCGTTCATCTGAAACTGATGATAGAAAAATGAAAACTTGGATCACTGGATCTGTTGGAGGAGCTTATACTTCTTCTGTAGACGAAATGCGAGTTAATTTCTTATCTGAAAGATGTTTGATTACTCAAGGTGCAAACAACTTCTTCTTATTGAAGTAGTAGATTAATATAACTGTGGGGTGGCTTAACGGTCGCCCCTTCAGTTATTTTTTTTAAATTATCTTATTAAATTATATATGAAAAATTGGGAAATTAAAGATAGAACTTATGTTCTTAAAAACGGCATGTCGCCGTTAACTTATAAAATAAAAAGCACGGGGCTTTTGTTCTTTGATGAAGAAAAAGGTATTAATAGAGAGCTAAGATACTCTACTAATCAAAAGTCTTTATTTGCGGATGAACAAGACGGTTTTGCAAAGCTAGAGCACATCGTATTTACTGATGGCGTTTTAACAGTGCCAAGAAACCAGCCTTTATTGCAACAATTGCTTTCACTTTATCACCCGGACAGGTTTAACCTATGGGAAGAAATTGATTTTGTGCAAGAAGCTATAGATGATATAGATATTATAGAACTAGAGCTAGAAGCATTAAAACTAGTTCAAGAGCTTGATATAGAGCACTTAGAAGCTATATTAAGAACTGAAATTGGTTCTGATGTAACTAAAATGTCTTCTAAAGAAATCAAAAGAGATTGTTATATGTTTGCTAGAAACATGCCTAAGCTATTTATTGAAGTAGCACAGGACGAAGATATTAAACTTCGTAATTTAGCAAACCGATGTGTCGAAGCTGGCATCGTTAAATTAACAGACGACAACACAATATTCAAATGGTCAACTAATAGTAAAAAAATTATGACAGTTCCATTTGATGAACACCCATATGCAGCGTTTGCACGATTCTTAAAAACAGATGAAGGCGTAGACGTTATGAAAGCTATTGAAAAGAAACTTTCATAAAACACCAGGTTATGATTATTCGTTTAATCATAACCATCTAATTAATAAAACAAATCAATGGTAGGTATAGATAGAGTTTATCAAACAGTGCAAAAAATACTTAATAAAGAACAGCGGGGCTATTTACCTCCTGTAGAGTTTAACTTATTTGCAAACCAAGCCCAAAATGAAATTTTTGGAGGGTACTTTTCTTTAAGAAATTATGTTCCTTCAAACGATTCAGATTACTCTGATATTCAAAAGAATGTTGAGGAAAAAATATCTTTTTTTGAAAACGAAGATACTTTAACGCCAACAACTTTTAACAATGCTGCTGGAAATACTACTAGCAGTTATTTTGCTTACCCTAGTAATTTTTATTCGCTAATAGCAATTTCTTTAAATAATACTTTTGCAACAGAAGTTTCAACTAAAGACTTTTTATATGTAAATAAATCTAAGCTAACAAAGCCAACAGTTAAAAACCCTATATACGCACGCCATGAAGGCGGGTTAGTTGTTTCACCATCTACTGGGGTTACTGAAATTAACTTAAGTTACGTAAGAATACCAGCTGAAGTTAATTGGAGTTATTTAACTGTTAACGGTAAAGCCGTATATAATGCAAACACGTCAACAGATTTTGAGTTGCATCCATCGGAAATAACTGAATTGGTACTTAAGATATGTCAATACGCTGGCTTATCTACTAAATCAATAGACGTAGCTCAAGCGGCAGCACAAAAAGAACAACAAGTAACACAATCTGAACGATAATGGCTGAGTTAAACAAAATATATACTGAAAAAAATTATTACGCAAAGTTTGAAAACGATACAGACAACATCCCCGCAGATTTTAAGGGCTTAGGCTATTATCAAAGAACAAGCTTAGAAGACGTAATAAACAACTTTGTAGTTGCTTATATAGGTGACGATAAAATTTTAGCTAAAGTGCCTGAGTACGAAGTTGCTTTTTGGGCACAAAGAGGATTACAAGAGTTTAGCTATGATGTTTTGCACTCTGAAAAAAGCATTGAGGTTGAATTAAACCCAGCTAGACAAATACCATTGCCACAAGATTACGTTTCTTATGTAAAAGTGTCTTGCATTGATAAACTAGGCAATAAAAAACCTTTATTACCAGGCAGAAAAACTGGTAACCCCACCGCTCCATTACAAGACAGCGACTACGACTATACTTACGATGCTGACGGTAATATAGAAGAGGCTTCTGCTTCTAATACAATTAGCAGATTTCAGGATCCAGACGTTCGTGATGTTAACCTAGAGGCTAATGATTATTACAGAAATAATTACAATGACGATAACTTCGACTACTTTAATAAGAAGTTTGGCGCTAACCCAGAGTACATGTCGGCAGCTAGCACATTTTATATTGATAAAGTAAACGGTGTAATATTTTTTGACGGAGGGGTTAAACAAGATGAGCTAATTGTTTTAGACTACATTTCTGATGGCTTATCAGACGACGGAGACTTATCTAAGGTTTATGTGCCAAAGCTTGCTGAAGACGCTCTATATGCTTACATGTTGTATAATTTGGCTAAACTAAGGCCATCTGCCGCGCCAGGAGTTGCTTTATACAAAAAAGAAGCAAGTGCTAAAATGCGAAATACAAAAATAAGGTTAACTAACTATAAATCTGAAGAGATGGCTCAAGTGCTAAGAGGCAAATCTAAATGGATAAAACACTAAAGTATGCCAGAAATTAAAAATACATTTTTAGCAGGTCGTTTAAATAAAGATTTAGACGAACGGCTAATTAGTCCCGGAGAATATCGAGATGCTTTAAATGTAAATATAGGCACTTCAGAATCATCAGACGCTAGCACTGTTGAAAACTTATTGGGCAACGAAGCTGTTGGTGTTATAAATGAGCCTAGTGCCAAGGTTATTGGTTCAATAGCAGATTCATCGACTGGTAATGTGTATTGGTTTATAAAAGCTACTGCTTTTGATGGAATATATGAATATGTACCCGCTTCAGGAAAAGTAAATATATTGGTACGTGGTACTTTAAACTTTTCAACTGATTTTTTAATTACTGGAATTAACATCATTGATGGAATGTTGTTTTGGACAGACGACAGAAATGAGCCACGTAAACTTAATATTAGTAAGTGGAAAAAAGCGAATCATTCAGCAGTTCCAACAAAAATATATTCAAGAAACTTTTTAGATAGCGATTTAACTGTAATCAAACCGCACCCAAAGGAAAGGTTAACAATTAAAACTGTTGTTGATGCAGATAAAGAAATACTTCCTTTTGAAGAAATATTTCCGCAATTTGCATACAGATGGAAATTTTCAGATGGCGAATACAGCCCGTTCTCGTTTTTTACAGAACCTGTATTTGAAGTTGATGAGTATGACTCAAAAGAGCATTTTAAAGAAGGTTATAACAAAGCAGCTAGAAATATAGTAACAGAAATAACCGTTGGTAATATACCAAGAGGAGAAGAAGATGTTATTGAAGTAGAAGTGCTATACACAGAATCAATAAGTTCAACTGTATATACTTTAAAAACAATACGTAAAAAAGATTTTGGTACAGATCCTAATTATATAAAAGATCAGGTGTTTACAAAAAGATCTTTTTACTCGGCTCTACCTAATAATCAATTATCAAGACATTTTGATAGTATACCAACCTTAGCTAAAGCTCAAGAGGTTACTGCTAATAGACTTATATATGGTAACTATGAATTTGGCTTCGAGCAAGAAGCTTCCGCTGATATAACAGTAACTCAAAAGGAAAAATCAACTTTTAGCGGATTAAGCGTTAAGGGAGCTAGGGATTATGAAGTTGGAGTTGTTTACGAAGACGCTTTTGGCAGACAAGGAGCACTTTTAGTAGGCGAAGGAACTAAATATACAAGTAAGTTTAGTTCTGACGGAACCCAGTCTTTAGAAGCTAAAATAACGAGTGCAGTGCCTAATGCGGAAAAATCACCGCAAGAACAGTGGGCAACTCATTTCAAATACTACGTTAAGGACTCTTCTAACGACCACCATAATTTTCCTGTTTACAACACGTTTAATGATGGCGATGGAGATAAAGACAATAGCGAGTTTATATGGTTGCAAATAGATTCTAATGACAGAAATAAAGTAAGTGAAGATACTTTTATAATACCTAGAAGACATACTCACGGTGATCTAATCACCGGTAACGGTACTAACTCACTTGCTTTTACTAAACAGTCTAGTGATATTACAGACGGAAGTTTAAATACTATTAACTTTAATGTAGACAAAAGTGAGGATTTAGAAACCAGGAATACCGTTATTTGGGCTCCTGGTGTTGCAGGCACTTCCGACCAGTCGGCAAAACATAACGGGCTTAATAGTACATGCAACAACCCTGATTGGATTTTTACATGTACTGTTGCGGGTAACTATTCTTTTGAGTTTGAAGGAGACCTTAATTTTGTTAGAAGAACTAAAGCGTTCAATAAAAATAATGCTTTTATACGCTCCAACGCTTCTTTTCAAAAAGTAAAAAATAATCAAACTTTTGCGAGTCTCAGCAGCCAACCAGGCGGGGTTGGATATGAAAGAGCAGCAAACTATATAATAACAGACATAAAAAAGGATGGTAATAGCGAAAAAGACTTTAGGTTTTATGTTACCGTAGAGTATCAACTAGAGGTGGGCGACAGAGTGCGTCCTGTGATTTTTAAAGAAAGATCAAGAGATAAGGGGAATGTTTACATGAATATTGTTGATACTACATTTAGAACATTATCTACTCCTGTTGATCCTAATGCAACAGCTCCACCCGTAGAGCAGTTTAACCATATAGTTAAAAATTTATCTAAGCACCGTATAATAGAAATTGAAAACGAAGCTCCAGATATAGTTAGAAACCAGCTGCCTGTAGAAACAAGAAAAGTCGGCAGCACCGTGCAGTATGGTTACGTAAGTGACAGTTTTAATTTTCTAACTGACAGTAGTAAGCGCGTGTTCTTAACGAAAGAAGGTTTTGGAGGTAACAACGACCAGCACTCTAGCTTATACACTGAAAACGATACGGAACTTTTTTACGAAATAAGTAATAATTCAAGTGGATATAAAAACATACCTTTAATATCAGCTCTTAATAATATTCTTGCTTTTGAAAATTTAGGAAGTTTGTCAGTAAGAGACGATGTTAGCGAAATCCAACCTGCTGAATGGGTTCAAACAATTGACGTTTCTGAATTAGAAGGGGGTCTTTGGTATGGAGTAGGTGATTTAGGCACAAGTGATACAATTAAATCAACCGAAAATAAAATAAAAATTCTTGAAATTTCATTAGGTTTTTCTCAACACAACTATGACCAAAATCACGACGTTAGAGACATCTTGAAAATTGTTTTAGAAGAGCCGGTTGGAGTAAACCCTAGAGATCAAGACTTTGCAATATTTAAAGGCGAGATTACGGAAAATGCTCTTAAAAATATACAAGGATCTTTCTTTGCTAAAGTAAAAAGAAGTACAAGCAATAAAAACTTTACGGTTAGAAAAACATTGCTAGGCAAAGAACTAAAAATTCCAGTAGGATTACACAAGTTACCAACAGGTCAATCTACCTTCAATGATGAGAACGAAGTAAACACATTGCAAACAATATGGTTTGAAACAGTTCCTGAAATTGAAGATAGTAATCTTAACTTATTTTGGGAAGCTAGCAAGTCTATACCTATTGCAGAGCACGGGAATACACACACGCTAGACTTTTATAATTGTATTGCGTTTGTTAAAGATGGGGTGTTTTTAGAAACACAAAGAGTATTTGATAAGTTCAATTCTGTTCAAATGGCTAAGGGCGTTAGAGTAAATGTGCCACAAGAAAACTACGCAAAAGAAAGAAGAAAAGCTGGTTTAATATTTTCTGGAATATATAACTCTAGAACTGGAACAAACAGGTTAAATGAATTTGTTTATTCAGATGGTATAACTAAAGATTTGGAACCCAACTATGGCAGCTTGCAAAAGCTTCACACAAGAGACACTAATTTAGTGGCTTTATGCGAAAGCAAAGTGTTCACAATAATGGCTGATAAAGACATATTGTATAGTGGTTCAGGTAACCCACAGGTTGTAGCTTCTAATAGAGTATTAGGACAGACCACTCCGTTTTTAGGTGATTTTGGTATTGGGCTAGACCCGTCGTCTTTTGCATCGTATGCGAATAGAATGTATTTTACAGATAGACCAAGAGGTTCTGTCATAAGAATATCAACAGATGGCATTACTGAAATTTCAGAATCCGGAATGAGTGATTTCTTTAGAGACAAACTAAATTCCAATTCAAGCAAGTTAATAGGTAGCTATGATTCTTATAATGGACAATACTTATTGTCTTTAGACGATTATAGTTTAACTTTTTCTGAAGATCAAAAAGGTTGGGTTTCTAGGGTTTCATATGTGCCAGAAGCTGGTGTTTCTGTTAATAACATTTTTTATACATTTAATCAAGGTGATATATGGCAGCATAATTCAGTAAACGTTAATAGAAATAACTTTTACAATGTTCAATATAAATCATACTTAACTACTGTATTTAATCAAGAACCCTCTGCAATTAAAAGTTTTAAAACAATTAACTACGAGGGAACGGCTGGTTGGCAAGTTCCTTTTATACTTACCGATCAACAAGCTGGTTATGTTATTGATTTTGAAAATAAAGAAGGTAAATGGTATAACAATATAAATGGTATTAGCAATGTTAACGTTATCACTGAATTAAATAATTTAATAGATCCGAACGGTCCTATAGATTTTTATAAAAAAGATAACTTAAAAAGCATATCTAATGGCTTAGCTAATAATGAAAACGCTTATGAGTTTTCAATACAATCAAACTCATCTCAAAACGAGTATCTTGGTATTGGCTCAATGACCAGCGCTACCTTAGTTAATGGTAATCCACCGTCAGAACCAAGCGGAAACACTACAATAACATTTAATGTACAATAAAATATGGCTAATTATACGTATACTATAACTAGTATAACTGGGCAAATAGGCACCAGCGCTGGCACTCAGACTGTTACGCTGGAGCTTACTCCGCTTCCTGGCTTTAGGCTAAGAACAGCTGATTTTTCAATTAACGACCCTAATAATATATATGAAAATATTGTTAAAACAAAGGTTGGAGCAAACGTTGTAATAACATTTGATTTAATTGATTCTATAAACTACGGAGAAGAAGATATTGAATCTAATTTAGATTTAACTGGAGACGCGGCTATTTCAAGCATAACTGTAGAGGGGGACATTACTTTTGATGACACTCCCAGCGATGGTTTTGAATTTGACGTTTTAGACGCTGATGGCAACTTAATTACTGATGGTACACTCGACGTAATTGTTGACGGGGAAGAGGGGGACGAAATAGTAGTAGGTGAATTGATAATAAAATCAGATGAAGAAAACGAATTGCCTGATACAAACAATGATGGTGATCCAGATGATTTAACTATTGATTTACCAACGCCTTTTGAATTAGGTGATGGTGTTTTAAACAACGATGGCGACTTAGTATACGACATAATTGTAGTTATCCCAAATGATGATTTAGTGCTAGGCGACGTTGCTGTAACGACAGGTGACATTACCGATAGCAGCGGTGGTAATATTGTAACTGTGCCAATTGAAGATTTTAATGTAGTAGAAACATTATCAATTGAAAACATAGATGTTAATACAGATAATCTTGATGGCTTAAATGGTGGTTTTATAATTATTACAGCAACAGGTGATGCAGGGGCTCAAGCAACTGTTAATATTACACCAACCGTAACTCCATCAACATCATCTGCAACATATCCAGCTATATCTATAGTTGTTTTAATTGATTCTAATGGCGCTTTTACGCAAACGGTTAGAATACCAAGTTCAGCAACTGATGCTTCAGCAGACAACGCTATATGCGACCCAGATACAAACGACGACGTTACCAATATAGACTGGAGCTTTGAAGTTGTAGCTGAAGAGGGTTCGGAGGCTACAAACGTAGTTTTAGCTACACTAAAACAAGACACAACTAGCAAAGTAACAATTAGATTTCAAACAAATGACGTAGATGTACCTCAGCCTGTTCAAGGCGGAGCAGTTATATCTGCAACAGAATGGACCCATGATACAGTTATAGGTCCACTAGAAGAAGGACAAAAATTTGATGGAGGTTTTATAAGGTTAACGATTAGTCCAGGTGCTGATTCATGGACATTGCTTGGGACAGCTGCTGAGGTTGCTGCAAATTTAGTTAATCTAAAAATTAATGAAGAAATATCTCTTGTTACTGCAGACATTGATCCTGGTATTGATTTTTGTCAAGGAACCGCTTCTTTGGACGACGACGGAAATTTACTATTATTTTTAGAATATTCCGGTGGAATTATGCAAAATGAAGACGCTTTGTATGAAATACAATTAACTAACATTGTTGCTTTTATAAGGCCAGCGGTTGTATTAAACTTTACTGATGGCCCAAATTATACAGTAAGTAAAAAAACAATAACGTACGTTGGCTCAGCGGCTGGTGCAACAGTTACAGGAACAGAGCTTAGCGTAGTTTTAACCGCGATAGATGGGTTTACGTGGCATGACACAGACTTTGCAGCTACTGTTAATAGTTTTGTTGCTAATGGGCATTCTCAAAACAATATAGCCTCTATATCAATTAGCCCAACAATTGCTTCTCTTTCTGGCTTAGCTTTTAACGGAACACCAACATCAACAATTACAGTGAGCTGGGTGTTACAAGGGGTTCACGGGCCTTCCCCTGCTTTATTTGACTTTACGCCAACCGGTGGGCCAAAAGCAATTTCAACAGTTTTTTTTAATTCTGGGGATAACAATAGAGGGGTTAACGAAGCTCAAACTACAATGACTATTGACAATTTATCTAGCATTGTAAATATTGAAGGCAGATCTTGGAATAAAAATTATACTATAACTAGCGATAGCGGATTAGTTTTTGATAACCCACATTTAGTTAGCTTGACCACTTCCGGCGATGGAACCGTGGCTATTACCGGCCCTACGTTAGTTGGAGCCGGGCCTACATATACTCAGTTAGACGGCGCTTTAAGCGGAACTCATTTAGGAAACAGCAATGACGTAAATATTTCTATTAATGGCAACGCATATATAGACACAGACACTGATGGAGATCCTGATGTTACAGATTTAGACGATGATGGCGACGGGGTTGCTGACGTAAGCGACGCTTTCCCACTTGATCCAACTCGTAGCGAAATAATTTTTAATACATTACAAGGAGATATATCATCAACAAATGGCGATGCTATTGATGTTTCTTTTGTGTTAAATCACACGATAGATGCTAGTTTAATACCTAGCGGTGATGGCGTTGTTTTTTCCGTTGAAGGAATTACATTGGAGTCTGCTATTTCTGTACCATATAGCGACGGAACAACCACGCTACGCATTCAAGTGCCTCAAAGCAATGGTTATGATGGATCAACATCAGGTTTTTTAACTATAAGAGCGGTAGATCAATCTGACATAGTAATAAATGTTACACAAACAGAAACTATTACAACATTCAGCACTACATCTAACAGCGAAATAAATCACCCTAATACAGGTGCAACAGCACAAACTATATTAGTCAACACTACAAACACTGGTCTTGTTTGGACTGCTGTATCGTCAGATCCTAACGTTGTTAATATAACTTCAGGAAGCTCAGGAACAGGGAGCGGTACAGTTGTTTATACAGCTTCCCCTAATGGTTTCGATGCTGCAGCCACCTCCGCTACAATTACTTTGTCTGCACCCGGCCAAACAGATATAGTTATAACCATTAATGTAGCTGTTGGTGTTACAACGGTTTGGAGTCTAGTTTCTTATTCTCGTGATTTGCCAAACAATATACTGCCCGATCAGATAAATAATATAAATATTACTCACAACAACCCAAATCTTACGTGGACTGCGGTATCATCTGATGATGCGGTAGTACAAATAGATAGTATTGGACCAAACACAGGTGGCTACGGGAGTATTGATTATACAGCTACAGGCAATGCGCCTGGAGAACCCCAAACCAACGCTACTGTAACTATATCTTCGCCAGGCCTTCCTGACTTAGTTTATTCTATAACTGTTTATGCTGGGGATGCTGTAACGTTTACAGCCACTCCATCGCCTTTAAATTTTGATGAATATTCAACTCAAAAAACAATAACAGTAGCTTCTAATTCATCTACGATTAGTTGGACAGCTGTAATAGAAAATGAAAATATTGCTCAAATTGCTTCCAATAGCACTGGGGTGGGAACAAATGATGTTTTTGTTAGCATTCCTGTAGTATTACCTTTTGATATTGCAAAATCTACCAATATAACATTTTCGTCAGAAGGATTTGATGATATTGTGGTACCAATTAATATTGCAGAAGGTCCAACAGATGATAGTTTTGTTGTTACCCCGCAGTTTTTTCAAATACCAAATGACGGGCAGAACAATAACATCATAGATATTTTAGCATCAAACAGCAGATCTTGGACAGCGGTGTCTTCTGATGTCAACATAGCTAATATAACGAATGGAGCAAATGGAACTGGAACTGGTACAATTACGTTTAACGCAGCTTCTAATACAGGCGAAGCAACTCCTAAAGAGGCTATAATAACAGTTTCTTCCCCAGGAAAGCAAGACCAAATTGTAAACGTTTCTATAGCTCCAATTGAGTTAGACGAGTTATATGCTTTTCCAACTTATATTGATATAGCAAATACAGGTGCTGTTGATAATACTATAACGGTAGAGGCCACTAACCAAGCGTCAAGCTGGACAGCAGTCTCATCAAATAGCAGCGTTGTTAACATTACATCAGGCTCTTCTGGAACCGGTAATGGTACTATTACCTATACCGCATCAGCAAACAGTATAGGAGATGCTTTAGATGAAGAGACTATAACATTATCAGCGGATGGTTTTGATGATATAATAATATATATAAACATTGCGGAAGGAGATCCTGCTGTAGAAATTAAAACATACGAATCAGGAACTACTGTAGAAAAAACAAGCCATGCTTTTGATTCTACAACGACTTCAACCACAATGGACGTTTATGTTGATAGTTCCTCTGGTGCAGGTGGGTTTACATCAACAATTACAGGAGATGCGGGTGTTACTAATTATAATGAATTTAATTTTGTAGTAGACACCAGTTTAAACGTTGTAGCGTCTAGTTATTTTGACATAAGAGGAAGCGGTAGTCCCAATTTCCCGGTAACCGCTCAAAGCCAATCAGCTTTTGATGCTAAAATAGCAGCTTTAAGAGCAGCTTTTTCAGATCCCAACGTTAATGTAAGTATAACAATTAATGGCACTACGTTAGTTTCAGGCGGTGGATCTTTAGGTGGAGAACCTGGGTATAATGTAAATAACGGTAATCCGGACAGAATAACAGTTTTTGGATATAATTTTCAAGGTATAGCTTCTGTTGGCGATGTAGTTACTATCTCACATCCTATTGTAATTAGTGCTTTTGATTTAACACCTGCAACAGGTTCAGATGGAACAACTGCTGTTACAATAACGCCTTTAGAGGCTAATACAGGTACCACAGTAAAAAACGGCACTGCTACGATTACATCTGTTACTGACCCTAGTATATCAAAAAACATACAACTTACTCAGGCAATAAATTTTGATGAATACACAACTATAAGTGTAGAGGCTGTAGATTTTGACCCAACAAACGCACCAACGTCTACTCCTTTAAAGTTTAGGTTTACAAGTAATAACGACGCTACTAGCACATCTGCCGGGTGGAGACAAGCCGGAGATGCGGAAGGCAGTACCCTCCCACTGGCGTTTGCGGTACCCGACCCTATTCCTGAAGGCGCACATACAGCCCGAGGTGGTAACTTTGTAACATCTCCAGAGTTTACGTTTGAGCTTCCAACCCCAACTATATCTGGAACAGAAAGCTTCAATGCTTTATTCAGTGCTATTAGACTGGAGCCTGGGGCTGGGCAATATAATAATTATGTAGATGCTAATGGTGATACAGTTTTAACATCCATAACAGTTACTACTGCGCCCTTAGCTTGGTCTGTAGACGAAACTACTATAAATTTAGATAACGGTGGTACAACTAGCAGTCCAATAGCTATAACTATAAATGACAGAAGGCTTGCATGGACAGCAACATCGTCTAATCCTAGCTTAGTTAATTTTGTATCAAATTCTAGCGGCTCTGGAAGCGGTACGCTAAATTTTAGCGCTCAACCAAACAGTGTTTTAGGCAGTTCGGCATATTCAGAAACAATAACTTTATCAGCGCCAAATGTTAGTGATATTGTTATAACAATAAATGTTGCGGCAGCAAACCCCGAAAGTTTTAGTATTACAGACGGCGGCATTGCTCAAAGTCAGTTAACTATTAATAGCACAGGTTCTAACGCTACACTTAATTACGCTGCGGTCGGCGGTACATCTGCTTATGTTTATTTTTCAGGAGATTGGGATGAAAACTTAAGAGATGTTAATGGAAATATTTTAAGTGTTAATGGGAGTGTTGAAATATCTTCAAATCCCGTTAGGACCATAACTTATCAAGTACAACCAAGTAACAATAGAGTGGTATTTTTAGATGTTTCAGAAAACACTTTGTACGTAAACGAAAGCATAGATTTAAAAGTAAGAACTACTTCCGGAAACACAGAGAATACAATCACCCTTAAACAAGCAGCGGCTGATCTTTATTTAAACCCTAGTTATTTAAATAAAACTATTACTAATTTAGGCTCCGTTGGGGAAACAATATTGGTAACAACTAATGACAGCGCGTTAAACTGGACGGCAGTTTCTTCCGACCCTAGCATTGTTAACATTACGTCAGGCTCTTCTGGAACTGGTGATGGCACTGTAACTTATGATGCTGTAGGAAATGGCAATGGACAGGTAGCTACGTTTGCTACCATAACGTTGTCAGCGGACGGTGTTGAAGATGTAATTATTGGAGTAAGCGTTAACGAGGGATATATCGGTCCGGCAACTTGGGCTTATTTTTCAAACCCTTATAAATCAAATGAATTTGTATGGCAGCCTTTTGTTTATGCCGGTTGGTATGGTAGAACAAACGAAGGCCTTGCTCGTGACACTTATAATGCGGACAGAGAGTTGGTTGGTATACCTCAATTAGGTGTTATTTCAGATGGTAGGTGGCTTATTCCCAACGTCGGAGGCATCATCCATTTTTTGCCAAGCACAGGGCAAGCATTATATGAATGGACCGGAGGAGTAGCTGGCAAGTTGTCTGATAAATTTTCTTTCAGTGCAATAAAGGGGTATCCACCCTATGGCGAGCATCCTGCATCTAGTTTTGATATTCGTAGCAGTAGTTGGTATGCACCTACTATTTATGCTCGAGGGTATGCGGTTGATAGAACTCCTTACTTCAAAGCTTATGATGGCGGGGTTTTCTTAGGGGGAGCAATGTATTTCCTTAATGGCTGGGTGATTCCAAGGTTTTATACAGGTACAGAAGAGGTATTTATACCGAGTGGCACAATAAAAAAGCTACGCCTTCGTATGGCAGTGGCACCTGAATACACATCTACTGGTTTTGGGGGACACACAGCAATAGGAAATTTTGTTGCCAACGATACTGTATTGTCACCAGAGGAGTATTATATCGCAGGGTCTACAAACAATCGTATAGATTCGGTTACATTAACACAAATTGATTATGGAGAAGTTGAACTTTCTATTGACACTACTGGTGTTGAACCAGGCTCTTATCATCATCCAGTTAAAACAATGCATTACGGGTTGAAAATTAATATAACTGTAACATAATTATTTAAACTATACGATGGAAGAAATAGTATTAACATTTAACAATAAAATAAACGTATCCCTCTCTTTGGGGGATACTGTTTATTATTTACAAAACTCAACACCTGTAAAATTAGGCGCTGTTATTTCTGTAGCAAACGATAGGCTATCTTGCAATGTAAATAGAAGTTTAAACGTAGCAATACCAGCGAATGACGATTATATATTCTTTTCTAAGCCAGCTGAAACAGAGGTTTCTGGCATTATAGGATATGAAGCTACAACAACATTAGTTAACGACAGCACGGATAGAGCTGAATTATACGCTATATCTAGCGAGGTATTTCAATCAAGTATTTAATGAAATTACAAGTAAGAAAATTAATAGAATCTGATTGGGGTTTCCTACCATCTTGGTGGGAAGCTTACGATCAAGCTGTACCGCAAAGAGACTTTTTACCTGAAAACGGTTTAGGTGGCTTTATGGTATGTAAAGAACATGACCCAATCGCGGCAATGTTTCTTTACACAACAAATTCAAAGACTGCAATTCCAGCTATAGTTATTTCCGATAGATATTATAAGGATAACGATAGAAGTGACGCATTACAGTTATTGGTGGATTTTACAACTGGCTTCGCAGAAGATCTAGGGTGTAAATATTCATTTGCCTGGGCAAAACCAGGCGTGTTATTAGAACAATATAAACAAGCAGGATTCACGGTGGATAAAACACCGAGCTATGAATTAATAATACAATACTAACATGGGACAAATAATAGGAAGTACAGCACAGATAGTTGGGTCAATGATCGGAAGCGGTGCTCGTAAAAGAGAACAAAAAGCTGCTAATGCAGAATTTCAAGCAGACAAAAATAATTTTAGAAATTTTCAACTTACAAATGAGTTCGCTGGTATGGAAAATACCTACGAAGATCTAACTGTAAACCAACAAGCATCACAATTTCAAGCGCAACAGACTGATGCA